TCAGATTACTTTTTTATGCTCTTCTACCTTTTTCTTGACGTAGGAAGCATACCAAAAAACATCTTTTGGGCTTAATCTAATCGGATTTTCTATTTCACCACACTTAATCATGCCATAAAACTTATCTTTCTCAATAGAAAGTAATTTCATAAATTCATTAGCGCGCACACGTCGATCAATAACAGTGCTTTGTTTAGAAAGCTCATCAAGTTTATGCACCATTTTCTCTATGGTTGATGCATCTACAGTAGTTATCTGCACCATCTTAAAGCACCTCCATATATATTGCTGTTAATTAGGTCGCTTAATAATTTGAATTGAAAGTTATCAATTTCATCTTTGATACTAGACATTACTTTCTCCAAGTCGCTTCTTTGAATTTTGCATTTACGATCAGATCTTCGATTTCACCAATTCCGACATTCTCAAAGATGTGAGTCATTTTGCTCCCGAACACTTCAAGTGTTCGGGTAATAGATGAATATTTAAATTTCATGTCAGCTCCCCATCGATGCTAGAACCCTGGTTAAGCTGCTCAAGCTCAAAGCGGCGTTTCTTTACGTATCCCATCAAGCGTGGTTGTATATCTGGATGGCGTGTAGACACATCGATCTCTAAAGCATCTAAGGCCGTAAGATCAGGTGCATTTTGAATTTGAACCATTAATGATGGTGGTTCTTTAGGCTGAAATTTTGATTGCTCTTGAAGTTCGCACAGTCTTTTACTGATTGCAGAAAGTAGGGGTTTACGTTGCTCTTCTGTCCAGTGCTGAGTCTTAACAACAACACTATTAGCTTCGTCTGGTGTATGAGCATGATTAACAACTGCAGTCAGATCCGCATATTCAATTTCATACTGAGAATTATCACCCAGATCTAAACAAGGTTTGTCATTGTGAAAACGTGTCCACTGACGTTCCTGTATTTGATTGTCAATTTCTTGAGCTTTGGTAATTGCTACAGCTGAAATATCTTCAAAAGATACATTTGTTTCAGGGCATTGTGCTGTGACTGGTCCAATGATGTCATCCAAAGAATTATCATCATTAGCAGCTTGATTGGTCTGATGTTTTATTTCAGCAGAATCATTTTGTTTTTTTGATTGCCGCTTTTTTTTAGGTTGTTCAGCAAACTCTAAACTTACTTCAAATATAGAACCTCCAACAGCTGAGCAGATTGCTTCATATTGTCGTTTTGCATTCTCAAAGTCACGTTGAGCAAAACCACTACGGATCCCAGTAACCAACTCTTCAATATTTTCATTGAATTTATATTGAAGAATCAAAGCCTGAGGTTGAATTAAAAATACATCTTGTTCAGGTTGCACCTCATCAAGTGCCAATGGCTTAGTAAATGTAATACCTGCCAATTCAATGGTCTCAATTTTGATGCAAAACTCGTGCACTGGCAGTGCAAACACAGTTGCAGGGAATTGGTCCAGTGAATCAAATTCACCAAGGATGTGACGGCATAAAACCGTCTTACCTGAGCGAAGTGCAGTAAAAGCTTCTTGAGCGTTTAAGATATTATTCATGCGCGGACTCCCTGTTTTGCCAGGTTATCGATTTCTTGTTTTGCTGCTTCTAGTTGAGCCGCTTCAATTTGCAGGAGGTTATCAATCCCTAAATGTTCACAAACTGTTTTAGCGTCTAAGCCACGTTGATCGATAAATTCAAGAAGTTGATCTCGCTGCTCATTTGAGATACCAATAAATTCTGGTTTACCGATCCACTTATTTTGATTTTTATCAAAATTACATCCAAGCTCTTTAGAGCGAGCTAACATAATTTGACGCATGTTATGGTAGTAGATGTGGTCTTTACATAGAGACTCAGTTAGCTGATTTAAGTCGCTAGCATATTCAGCTTCTGTACAACTTTGCTTCCAGTTCTCAAGCTCATCATTAGCTTTAGCTACAGCTAACTGAGCAGGGGTAAGTGTATTAATATGATCTTTAGCCGCTTTAATAAGTTCAGCCAAAAACATGGGATTTGTCTTTAAATCAGGAACCCAAACTTCACCATTCTCACCACCTAAAGCTCCTGAATTTTTTGCATGATGGGTAGGAGATGGCTTAAAACTGATAAAACGGGCATTCTTACCTTCACCTGTGTTTACCGTGGTCAGATAACCCATTATGTCGGCAATGCGATATAGCTCATTACGGTTTTTACCACCTAGATCTGGGCGATAGATAACTTGATCTCCGTTTTGATCTTCTGAGGCATGTGCAATAAACACCACGTCTTTACCAAGGCTTATCAATGTATTGATGTATTGCTTAAAAGTTTGATTTGCCAAACCCTGAGCTTTTAATTTTAGTGCACCATCTTTTTGGCGATTGTTGGCAGTTAAAAGTAGGTGAGTCTTAATGCTTTCAAGCATTGCCCCGACAGTATCAATAACAACGGTATTGAATGGTGCTAAGTCTTGTGGTGTTAAATCAGCTACATCTTTCCATTGTTGAACAGGAATCACAGCCCCTCGGCGTAGCTCACCAGTACGGTGTGAACCACGGTCAAAGTCGAAAGAAATTGCTTTATCAGCAGTAAAGCCCAAAGAGGTTTTACCTAGGCCAGGATCAGCATATAAATAGGTTATTATTGCATTAACTTGTAATGGCTGATCAGCATTAATGATATTTATAGCCATGATTACAACCCCTTATTAGATTTAGTATTGTTGTAAGCCATACGTTGATTAGCGCTGTACGGTGTGCGTTGAAAGCAGTCTTTTGAATACATTGCTTCACGTTCTTTTTTACGTTGTGCACTAACTTCTTGCTGCAGATTGCGAAGAATCCAAGGCTTTGATTTCAACAACTCAGGATCCACAGGTGTACCGCCGTTCTCAGTCTCTAAACGAATATCTTTAAATGTGTAATTCGTTGAAAAAGTCTGTGGACCTAAGCGAACGTGATAGCGCCCAGATTCATCACGAGTAATAAACTCGCGGAATGGGGTGGTGAAGGGTTTCTTTTCCATTAGATAGACTCCACCATTTTGTTTTTTTCGATATGAGCGGTTATCACAGAAATCATGTTTCTGATGTCATCGGCGTTTGTGAAGTCGTTGTAAAATCCGCCGTTACTTAACAAGACGCGATCTACAGCTAAGTTTTTTATAAATACAGCTTGTGTGTCGCTACCTAATTGACCGTTGTAATCTGGTACTAGCTCGAAATCAAAGCTAGTAAAAACATGAAAGCCATCAAGATTGACAATTGCTTCGCCAGTGTTATCAGACGTGATTTTTACTGACATCACGCCGTACATGGAATTTGTATTGGCATATGAGTAAACAGGATTTGTTTCGACTGGCTTGGTGACCAGAGCATAAGCGCCTGTCAAACCACACAAAGTAATTGCAGAAATTGCAGTACCGACAAGAAAAGACTTGCCTAGCGTATAAGTGCGATTGTGATTTAAAACATTTTGTTCCATAATCTACCTCATGTAGTGAGAAGCCCTGATCGCCGTGGTAAGTTGTCAGGGCTTTTTGCTGTTCATGAGATTAAATATACCTACAAGGTAAAATATTGTAAATACCTATAAGGTAAAATCTAATAAATTATTTTATACTTGTTAGGTAAAATATTGTATTTTAGTGGACAAAAGAAAACCCATCCGATGATGGGTTTTTAACTGATTTAACCAAACCTACCTAATTGAGCACCTTTAAGAACCGTACTTTTCTAAAAGCTCATCAATCCAGCCTTGTGCCTGCTCTAAATTGATTATGTCTGCCAATTTTAGATTAGTACCCTCAGCCTCATTAAACCCCTCGATTATTGCTTCGAAGATATTTGCTTCAGTAACGACCTCGCGTGCCATTTCCTCAGCGTCATAACTTTGCTTCGCTTTTTTAAGTGATGCTATTTGTTTATCAATACCATCACCTATTTTTGATAATGCTGCTTTAAATTCTTGTTTGTTAATAGATAGTGTGGTTTTAGATTTATTAAGTGTTCCGATCATGATTTTATTCCTGGGAATTTCTGTAGGGGTTTTTTATGGTCTAACCAATGCAGACTCCAATCGACCAATAAAATGCAATTCATTTAATTGCTCTCGAGTAATCACCTCATCTGGGTATTTTTTCTTATCCGGATTGTCACTTTGCAGACGTACAGTTCTTTCGTCACCATAGCTAATAAAAACTCGCTTCATGCGCAAAAGACTATTATGAAGAAAAACATAAACATCCCCGCTAATCATTGCTTCAGTATCAATTGGAGAAATATCAACAAATAAAGGGCTATCTGGAGCAACTGTAGGCCACATACTATATTCTGCAGAGTAAATAATTCTTAAATTATTAGGATTAGCTTTGATTCCAAGTAATTTCAATATTTGTGGGTCGATATCAAGATAGTCTGAAATATCTTCTAAGAAATTTGCAACACCATCCCCGCAGGATGCTTTTACATCTTTATGCACCGGAATCCTTACTGTGTTTTTGTTTTCATCGGATGGATTGAATCTTAAAGGTGATATATAGACTTCATCTTTGGAGGACACATTGATTGGTGGTGCAATGGATTGATCTAAAAATCCTTTAGGTTTACCGAAAGCTTGTTCAATTTTTTCAGCCGTTTCATCACCAATATTCTTCGTTGGGTTCTTTCCAATGTATTGACTGAGCAAGTTGTAAGACATTTCAATTTTTTCTGCAAATTCAGATCTGCTTATACCTAAGTCTTTCATAAGCTTTCTAGTATTACTAAGTCTTATCTCATGAATTGTTTGCAATTCAGCCATGATGAACTCTACCACCCTTTAATTACTTAGTAATTTACCTGCTAGGTAGAAAAAATAAATACCCTGACAGGTTGTTTTTAATTTACCTAATAGGTATATTTATATTTAATTTACCTTATAGGTGTACTTATGCTCACTCTTTATGATTTTTGGCGTGGGTTAGAGAAAAGTGAACGTATCCATTTTTGTGAAGTAACAAGCATTTCTTATGGATATATGGAGTCTCACTTAATCCACGGCCGTAAAAAACCAAGTATGGACACCATTCAAAAAATGGTTGATGCCAGCGAAAAAAAACTAACCCATGAGGGTTTGTTTAACTTCTTTTTAGGAAAAAAAGTAGAGCAACAGGTGGTTGTATGAGTCTCGAAAAAGAAGATCTTCGTTTGAAGATGCTCCCAGACATGATGGAGCGTTTGCGACTGATCGCAGATGTCCGCGGTAAAGATTATGCACATCAAGCAGTTATCCTTTTAGAAAAAGCAATCATGGGTGATTACCATGAGGTTAGCTTAATGCTTGAAAGGGCTAATAAAAATAGGAAGAAAAGGGAGAGTTTGGGATTGGTTGGGCGTGTTGGGGTAAACCCTGAATCTCAAATTTTAGAAATAAAAAAAGCCTGATTTCGTGGATCAGACTTTTTGTGTTCATTAATTATTGGAACCAAAGAACATGACAAATATATCAAATCATCTTCAATCAAACAACGCCATTAGCTGCATAAAAGAAAAAAGCCCGGGATTGGTGCTCGGGCTTTTAACGCTCTTTAATCAAGGAGATTAAATCACATGTTCACTGTATCAAAGCCATCTGAACCGAACAACAGTGATTATGTAGTTGGCGACACAGTTGTTTTTATCGATGCAAGCAAGCCTGATCATTTAATGACAGTGACTCAAGCGCAGAAAAATGGTGTGTTACTCAATGGGAATAACAGCTTTGCACTTAATCATTTGATTCGTCACGCAAGTATTTCTGAAGTATTGGCAAAAAAACGCCAAATAGTATCGATTGATGATCTTTTAGAAATACTAGATTCAAAAATGGAGGTGTTATGAAAACTTCCGCTAAATTGCCTGAGCACAAACAAATCCAGAGTGTGCAGTCCTGGTATGAACCAGCGCTTTATAGACTTGAGCAAATGTTAGATATACGTAAGGCAAATCTACGCAAGCGAAATAACGATGCAAATCAAGCTGCTGTTACTCGCGATGAGTTTCTTGAAACTTTGCATGACTTGGATGGCATTCAGCTACATGAAGCTGCTCGATTGGTATCGAGCCTAAAGAGTGCTGGAAAAATTAAATGTTTTGGTCGGTTCATTCAGATGGGTGAGCAGGGTGGTGATGAATGAGTTTAGACGCAACAGTCTGGGCTTGGAAAAAACAATTCACTCAGGTGAAAGGTGGACCATCCCCAGCGTTAAAAAAATTGGTTTTATTGTCTATGGCTGATCGTGCAGATGAACAACATTGTTGTTATCCGAGTACAGGTCGGTTAGCTGAAGATTGTCAAATTAATAAAAAGACGCTTTTTAAGATTTTAGAAGAGCTAATTTCTGACGGCGTAATTTTTGATACAGGTGAGAGAAAGGGTAGAACTAAGCAGGTAATTGTCTACCGATTAATTGGTGTACAAGGCCGTGAGCAAACAGGACCAACATTGGAACACTTAGAAGATGAAAGCATTGATACGCAAGGCTTAAATTCTGAAACAGTGCCAACATTGGAACAGTTCCAACATTTCCCTGAAACAATACCAACATTTCCAGTAAACAGTACCAATATTGGTACACGGAATCTTTCAAAGAATCTATCAATAGAATCTAAAAATAAAAAACACTGGCTTTGTTCAAAAAAATTGAGTGAAGAAATTGCTCAAGCAAATCCTGAGATCGATGCAAATAAGATCATCTCAGCAAGTTGGTTCAATCGTGAATTTAGAGCATTTGAAAAATTCAATGCTGAAAAATCTATGTGTGATGAACTCATGATTTACCACTTTGCTAATTGGCTGCTTGAGGCAAAAGCTAAATTAGATCGTATGAATCGCTCTGTTCATTCAAGCAAGAAACAGGAATCTAAATCTGATAACACCCTTACTGAAAAACAAATCAAGTTTTTAGCAGGGAAGTTATCCCGCATTCCTGATTTCGGAAAATACGCCGTAGGCAATGAATCACATGATCAACTTGCAGTTCGCTTAGAAACAATGCTGAAAAATCCTAAGAACATTCAAAAGTGGTCTGAATATTTAACTGCGGTTGGATTTGAACAAAAGGGGAATGCGGCATGACAAGTTTTGTTCAATACAACACTGATTTTAAAACTCAATTTGATTTAGATTTTGCAGGAAAAATTATTGTTGACTTCTTTGCAGGTGGAGGCGGTGCAAGCACAGGCTTGGAGATGGGTTTAAATCGTGGAGTATATGTAGCTGTAAACCATAATCCAAAATCAATTGCCATGCATGAGGCAAATCATCCTTACACAAAGCATTATGTTCAAGATGTATTTGCTGTTGATCCAGTTGAGATTTGCGAAGGCTTTCCTGTTGGTTGGTTCCATGCAAGCCCAGATTGCACACATCATTCACAAGCGGCAGGTGGGCAACCAAGGAAAAAAGAAATTAGGGATTTGGCTTGGGTAGTACATAAATTCGCAGGGAAAGTAAAACCTGATGTTATTTCTCTTGAAAACGTTAAGCAGATGCTCAAGTGGGGACCATTGATTGCAAAGCGTGACAAGTCAACAGGTCGAGTCATCACACTTGAAAAGATAGAGGTGAGCGGAAAGCTCATTTATCGAATTGCAGAGCCTGGTGAAATTGTACCAAGACATAATCAATTTTTAGTTCCAGATCCAAAACGTGCAGGAAAAACATGGAAGCATTTCATTTGTGGTCTAGTTGGTCTGGGTTATCAGGTTGAATGGAATAAAAACGTTGTTGCTGCTGATTTTGGTGCAGGAACTACACGAGAGCGTTTGTTTATGGTTGCTCGTTGTGATGGCAAGCCGATTGTGTGGCCTGAGCAATACTTTGCAAAACAACCTAAGGATAAACAGAAAAAATGGGTTCCAGCAGCAGATTCTATTGATTGGTCTGATTTAGGTAATTCAATTTTTGATCGACCTAAAGGTCCACTTGTACCTGCAACGCTTAAACGGTTAGCAAAGGGTTTGAAGCGTTTTGTTATTGATGCTGAAAATCCTTATTTCATCAAATCTTCTACGCCATTTATTTGTCGTGATTTCAATACAAGCATTGGACACAGCATTACAGAGCCACTTGCTACAACAACTGCAAGTTATGGCGGTCACAGTCAACTTGTTTGCCCGATTTTAGCGCCGTTTCTAACTGAGTTTGCTAATGCATCACAACAGCGTAACTGGTCTATAGATCAACCGTTATCAACGATTTGTGCCCAAGTGAAAGGTGGTCATCACGGATTAGTCACTGCAAAGTTAAGTAAAGATGATTTTGATGGTGCTTTGCGTGTCGCATCATTCTTAATCAATTACTACGGCAATGGCGATGCAAGAGACATCACCGCACCAATGGATACATTAACGACAAAAGACCGATTAGCTTTGGTGACTGTATGGATTAAAGGTGATCCTTGGGTAATTGTTGATATTTGCTTGCGTATGTTGAAACCAATTGAGCTTTATAAAGCGCAAGGTTTTCCTGATTCATACATCATCGATCCGATATTTGACGGCAAACCATTGTCAAAAAAAGATCAGGTACAGATGTGCGGAAACAGTGTTTCTCCTTTACCTATGGCAGCAATTGCCCGTGCAAATAACCCTTTTGAGTGGGGTAGCTTATGAATATCACCCTCACCAATTCAGACATCCGTTTCTTTTTGGTCTGGTTGGCCAACATGAAACGCCGTCCACACTATGAAATTATCGTTGTTCGCCAAGTAATCAAAGCTTTCCATAACAACACTGAACATCAACTTAAAGCTGAGGTCTTGAATCTTGCTGATTTAAGCCGCCGTACGGGAGAAGGACGATGAGCTACGAAGAAAAATACTCTATTGAAGTTAATGATACAGAAAAGGTTATCAAGTTCACTCGTAAGTTTGAGCGCTCTACATGCCTGCACAAACATATTGAGATCTCAAGGGAGGATGATCAGGTCTTATGTCTTGACTGTAAAATGAGTTTAAACCCTGTCTGGTGGATTGCGGATTATTTAAAGCACTTAAATCGCGTAACGGAACGCAATAACAAAATGCTTTCAGAGGCTAGAGAAATTGAAAAGCGTTTGGAAAAGAAAAACAAATTCATGTGCAAGCATTGCCACGAGGTTAATACGATTGATTTCAAAAAACTACCATCTCAAGCTGCTGTAACTCGCGGCATATCGGTAATTGAAAATGAATTTGATGGAATGAAAGTGGAGCAAAACCAGTGAAAAATACTCAAGCTCTAAAGATCAAAAAAGGCGATCTCGTGATTGTGGATTTCATTAGTGAATCACGAACAATTTATTCAGGAAAACGTTTCACTGGTTATGGTGTAGAAGATGGTTATGTGTTTGGTCAATTGGAACAAGGCACACCATTTATGTGCCCTGAACAATTTGTTCAACTCACTTCAGCTGAAATTATTAAGCAAATTCGTGCTGAGTTTGAAACATGGTTAAAAAAACAAAAGCAATATTCCGTTTTAATTAACCAACATGGAGCAGATTTATTTAATTACGATTCAATTGATGGCTATCAAAAACTTGCCGTGGTATTGGCATTCGAACTTTGGAAAGAGTTAAGTTTAAGCCGTGATACCAATAAAGCTTTATTAAAAAAACTCAATGTTTCTTCCGCTACTTTTACGAATGGCGGTACACATCATGAGTAAGAATAGAAATATGTGGGAACAGTGGTCTAAAGGCAAAACTGATTTTTTTGCAATGAATCTACTGGCAGAATCTAAATCGAATCGCCAATCACGAGTTCGTCGAGCTTTAGATAAAAAAGTTATTTTGCCATGCGCAGTGACGAGTGAAACAGTAAACGGTGATCAATTGCATCAAGGTAGCACTGGTGGATTAGTCATTACTGGTGAACGTTTTATCACTGTAAAACTTCCATACGGTATCAGTGCTAATGATATTTGGCGTGCCACGATAGATGAGAGCACAGGTAAACAACGTAATAGTTTATCGATTGGCGCTAAGAAGTTTAAACGCCGTGTGTTTGAAATCTATGCACCTATTTTTAAAGCACTTAAATTGAAAGCAATATCACAGCAATGTGAGATTCGATTGCTTGTTCAACCACCACGAAAAAATCGTAGTTACAGTGCAAGTTCATATCCGCGCTTTGATATTGATAACTATCCAAAATTATTAATTGATTCTTTAAAAGGTACAGAACTGCTTTTTAAAGATGACAACATCTTTGTAAAAGAAAAAATCGAATTTGCTGAACCTATAGAAAACGGTTGTGTCTGGTTATCGTGTGTTTTTATCAATGAAACAAACTGGTTAGACAAAAAGGTCGATTTTGAGTGGCTGGCTGGGAGAGTTGCTTAATGGCTAAAAGAACTGATTTAGAAAAAAGAGTCCTGATAGGGCGAAAACTTGCACTTGCAAGAGAACGCCGTGGAATGCTTCAACATGAAGTCGCAATAGAACTTTTCGGCGTTGAACAAAAGAATCGTATCTCTGAGATGGAAAATGGCAAAACATTGCCTGATGCAGAACTATTACAAGTCATGTGCAGTATGTACCGTGTGTCAGTTGACTGGGTATTAGGTTTTACGATTAATCCTGAACTCAATGAAACTGAATCTGTAGCAGGGGTATTGTTCAATAGTGTTGGTGATATTTTGGCTGATAATTTGAATGCAATTACTTCACAGATTTCTTTGTTATGCGCCAAACATATCAACTCATTTCCGAAAGCACTTCAGATACAACTATTAGAGCAATCTAAAGCAGCTGCAAAACAATTTCTCCAACTTGATCGCAGTCAGCAAGAGAAATTAAAACCGGAGATGATGGATCTAATTCAAACAATTCAAGAGTGTGAAAAGGAACGTGCGGTCCAATTCAATCATATTGCTAAGGGATTGGAAGATATAACTGAACGAGATGAGGATGAAATTCAAGAGAAAATACTTCAAGACTTAAAGAGTCAGCGTAAATCGCGTTTTACTCAAACGACTTTGAAAGACAAAAAGGGAGATGCGGAAGAACCGCAACTTGATTTCTTATCTGGCACTGGATTGGTTTAACCATGGCAGTGCAATCGTATTCTCAAGAAATATGGGATCGACTCAAATTAGTTTATGAGTCATCCCCTAAGATCACCTGGCAAAAACTAGTTGATCAAGTGGGTGAGGAGTTAGGCTGTGAAATGCCTTCTCCCTCTGTTGTTCGCCGTAAAGCAATCGCTGAAAAGTGGAAAAAGTGCACCAAAAATCTAGTCAAAAAGACTGCGCGTGAACTCAATAATGAAATTAAAAAATTGACTAGAAAAAAGACTAGTCAAGAAAGTTCACAATCATCTGAAAATAAAGGAGAAAATGATAGTCAAAATAATGTCAAAAATCCGTCAAATATTGTCGATATTTGGGGTCAAAAATCCAAGGAAAAAAATGAATTTAGTAAGGCTGATTTAAACCGTCTAACTTCTGCTCAAATCATTCAGAACAATCGCTATAGGTTAGCTGATTTAGGTCAATTAGCTGGTGACACTATTACCAGCGTGATTCATATCAGAGATGAAGTTTTACAGCTCGATATATCTAATTTGAATGCAGAGGATGAAGAAGCTTTAAAAATTATTAATGGTCTTAAATTCAAAATGGGTTTGATCAGTCAGATTGTGGACCTAAATGTTAAGCAAAGTATTACTTTAGCCAATATCGCTAAATCAGAAGCCTTGTTTTGGGGCTTTGAAATTGAAGAACTCAAAGATCAGTCAGAGGTTCAGTCGAAACGCTCTGCGGTTGTGGCTGGTGCTGAAGAACGTATGCGGATCGCTAAAGAACAAATGGCCACTGATAAAAAAGCAGCTTTTGCTCGTAAGTTAGCAATGATTGAAGCTGGTGATCCAGAACCTGATCAAGATGAACAACAAGAGGCTATCGCATGATTAAAACAAATTTAACTCATAGAGAATTGTGTGAAGTCGGCGCTGCATTATTACGCAAGCCAGAGTCTGCAAATGGTCATGGATGCCATTTTTCAATTGTAGAGCCTTCATGTTATGGAGAAAATCCCGATGTGTTCGGTGTTCGTCACGGTAATGGATACGATGTTGGCACAATTTTATTGGAAGCCAAAACAAGCCGATCTGACTTTTTAGCAGATAAGAAAAAACCGCATCGAATTGAACCAACAATCGGCGTTGGAAAATGGCGCTATTTCATTTGCCCGACAGACTTAATTCAACCTGAAGAATTACCGGAGCGATGGGGATTGATATACGTTTCGAATGGGAAGCGATGCAAATATATCAAAGGTGCTATGGCTGTGCCTAAAGTGAAATATGTCAATGAATGGAATCAAAATTCTCAATATTGGCGAAATGGTAAAGCATTAGAACAAAGCTTTATCGATTTTGCTTTCAATGATCGAAATGTACAGAACGAGTTCAATTTATTGACGATGGCATTAGCTCGATTAAGAGATCCTGAAAAGATCCTTTACATGCAACGAAATTTCACCCGCTTAGAAATGGAATGCCAAAGACAAGCCCATGAAATTCGAAAGCTACAGCAAGATGTAAATATCAATAATTGTATAAAACTTAAATAAATTTAAGGAGAAAATCCAAATAAAAAGTACAAAACAACTATTTCTTAAAGATGGTGGAAGTTTAATTTTTAATCAGTAATATTAATCTTTGTACAAAAATAAAAAATACAAAATAAATGTACATGTTTTAATTTAATTAAAATATAATATTAATAAATGATTTCTTGGTTTGGTTGTATAGTATGGATATTTATGGTGAATTTTGTAATGTCTTAAGGCTTTGCTTAAATGGGCAACCTGAGGACATTCGTCTGTATTCTGCCAAATTAGTAAGAAAGTATCGTAAAGAAAATCCCGAATTTGCCGTAGAAATTGAAAAATTACTAAAGGCCACTCCTACAAGGTCTACAATCAATCCAATAGCAAGGGATTCAGGTGCCTTAGATAAAAAAATTATAAAAAATGAATCTGAAGGCTTTTCTTTAAGTTCACCTGTAGATCAAGATACCTACTTATCACTTTTATCCAAAATTGAAACTAATGTTTCAGTATTACTTATGAATTCGAATTTAAAAAAGGAGCTTGATAATTTTATAAAGGAAAGAGAAAAAGCTAATATTTTAAAAGAATTTGATTTAAAGCCTCTTCAGTCAGCAATTTTTATTGGCGAACCTGGTTTAGGTAAAACTCTTAGTGCCAAATATTTAGCACAAGAATTAGGTTTACCACTTTATAAGCTTGATTTAGCTACCATAATGAGTAGTTATTTAGGCAAATCGGGAATAAATCTTAAAGCAGCATTCCAATTTGCTAAACAAAGTTCTTGTATATTATTTCTAGATGAAATTGATGCTGTTGCTAAAACACGGAATGATAGTAGTGATATTGGCGAGCTGAAAAGGGTTGTAACAGTAATTCTTCAAGAGCTTGATTCATGGAAATCTGAAAGCATTATTGTAGCTGCTACTAATCATCCAGAATTAATTGATCATGCAATTTGGCGCAGATTTGATACGGTAATTAAATTTGAACCACCGACAGGAGAAATGCTAAATAGAGCAATATCATTTTTTTCGAAGGAATCAAAATGCAAAATTGAAAAATATGAACCATTATTATGTGAATTATACAAAGGCAAATCTTTTGCTTATATTGAATCTGAACTCGTAAAAATTAGAAAAACTTTGATTCTTAATGAGGATATTGAACAATACCTAGTTGATTATATTGCAAAATTAATTCAAAGTAATACTATTGATAAAAATGATCTCAAATTGATTGCCAAAAACTGTATAAAAAGTACAAAGTTGACAATTAATAAGGTATCAATCTTGACGGGATTGCATAGAAACACCTTAAAAAACTTAACTGAAGGTAGTGAATAATTATGGCTAATTTTTTAATTGGTAGGGGTGAATTAATAACTGAAAAAATGGATCCGCCCAACAAATTTAGACGCCCTGGTGATGAGGTTTATACCTTTTCAGCAGTTAAGAATAGAATTCTACCGAAGTTAGTAAAGATATCTGAAGGGATGGTTGACAGAAACTCTAGGGAGTTGCCGGGTAATCTGGATGTAATTAGAGTTGTTATGAATCCTAGTTACACTGCACGTTCGAACTTTCCTACAAGGTTTTTAAAAGAGGCCGGACTAAACCCTATTGGAAGTAAAAATACAAGAATAAAGCCTGAAAAGTGGTCTAAAAAAAAACCTGTTGAAGAAACACTAACTACAGAAATTTTTGTATCTGGAACTAAAGATGTTCTTATTGAGTTGCCGAATTTTATTAAAAGCTTGGATGAAAATTCAAAAGTAGCTAAAGAATTTATTCATATAGAAGAAATTTCTGAAATTCTTCCAGAGGATAAAATCAAAAAAGGCGTTTTAGATAATCCTAAAGTAATGTTTTTTGAAATTGGACTTCATATCGATGATGACAAAGATCTCATTTATAAAAAGTTTAAAGAATTAGTAAATGAGTTGCAGGGTACTGTATATGATGATTGTGCTATCTATACAGGGTCATTATGTTTTGTGCCAATAAAAATTGATAATAAAAAAATTCTAGATATTGCAAAATTTTCAATGGTAAGACTAATTAGGAATGTTTCATATTTAAGAGAGTTACAGCCCATTAGAAATATCACTTCAATTGGGGTGAAATGCGAATTACCCGAATTACCACCTTTATCAACTAAGCCAAAAGTTGCTATCCTTGATGGAGGAATACCACATAATCATATTTTAGAAAATTGGTTAACTAAAGTGCATTTAGGAGATGAGGAAGCGAATGATATTGCTGAGCTTAATCAACATGGTTTGGGGGTAACTTCAGCATTTTTATTTGGATCGCTATTACCTAGAACAACCGCTTTACAACCATATTCGTATGTTCATCATATAAGAGTGTTAGATGATAAAACCGCTACAGATGATCCATTTGAGTTATATAGAACATTAAAATTAATTCAGGATGTTTTGGTATCTAAAGCTTATGAGTTTATTAATTTAAGTCTAGGACCAAATCTGTGTGTAAGCGATGATGATGTTCATCCATGGTCATCTGTAATTGATCAAGAATTAAGTGATGGTAAAACATTATTAACTGTTGCTGCTGGAAATAATGGGGAGTTAGATCCTAACTCAGGTAACAATAGAATCCAAATACCTTCTGATTCTGTTAATTCGCTTGTTGTAGGTGCTTCAAATAGCAATAAGCCAAATTGGGAAAAAGCATGTTACAGTGCTGTAGGTCCTGGTCGCGTACCTGGAAGAGTAAAACCAGATGTAGTAGCTTTCGGAGGGGATGTTGATGAGTATTTTCACGTATTATCACCCGACAGCTCCTCAACGATTGCTCCTACATGTGGAACTAGTTTCGCTGCACCTTTAGTACTTCGTCAAGCAGTTGGAATTAGATCAATTCTTGGGGAAGAAATTACACCAATAGCATTAAAGGCTCTACTAATTCATACCGCTAACACAAATGGACATAATCAAGATTTAGTTGGTTGGGGTAAGATTGAAAATAACATTTCAAAAATTATTCAATGTGAAGATGGTGAAGCACGGATTTTATATCAAGGTTATTTAGAACCAGGAAAGTATCTTAAAGCAAATATTCCATTACCAGAAACTGTAAAGGACGGAATTGTAGAAATTACAGCTTCTCTTTGTTTTGCTTGTGATGTAGATTCAGAACATTCATCAGCTTATACTCAATCAGGCTTAGAAATCACTTTTAGACCACACACAGACAAATTCAATAAAGCCGGCACGGCAATTGAAACAGCTCCATTTTTTAGTAATGGAGGTGCAAGCAATGAGCTTGAACGAAGACTCAAAGAGCACAAATGGGAAACCGTTTTGCATAAAAAGAAAAACAAACAAGCAAGTTCGCTTAAGAATCCATTTTTTGAGATTCATCATATAGCTAGAGAGAATGCAACTTTACCTAAAAAACCTAAAGCAATTCCTTATGCTATGGTAATAACTGTTAAGTCTAGGAAAAACATGAATTTATACAATGATATTCTACAAACATATGTTAATAGATTGTCACCATTAAAACCGAAAGTTGATATATCGATCAATTTATAATGAAGAATTTAATTAATTTTAGAGAAGTGTTTGTCAATAAAATATTCTAACTTTATTAAATTTTCAAAAAGGTAATTTTTAATTTTATTATAAGATATAGACTTATACCAAATTTCGTATATCTTTTCGTTTAAAATCACCCAATTTCTATATGGGTGATTTAAATGAAAAATCTGTCTATTTTTCTGATTTTTTTGAAGTAGTAGACTTGTTTTTTTCTGAGCTTTCTAAGTGAGGGTTTTGTATAGTAATTTCCTTAATATCATAGGTTTTGATATTTCCTGAGCTATCAGTGACTGCACATATGCCTTTAACGCACAATGGTGTTAAAAAATAACTTGCCCCTGATTTATCCCCTTTAATTTGAACTTGCGGATATTTAATTGCTTTTGGTTTGTCACCATCTTTTTGCTTCAATTTCCCAGTAGAAACTTGGAAGTCAATTCGCGCTTGTTCTTCACCAGTATTTGCTAAATTTTCAGCTGTCTTGAACACATATAAAAAGAATACAAGGAATAAAATCATACCTAAATAGTGTAAAAGTGCTGAGACTTCAAATCTATTCGGGCTTTCATCATATTTCAAAGAAGCATCCATATCTATATGAGTCAGTGTCATTTGGTTCTTGTGAAGAAAATCATATGAACCTGCGTATATCCACTTAAAGGAACCTATAATAAAATTTATTCCTTTTTTGGGTGGATTTACAATTTTCTCAACTTTTTGAAAATCAATTTCTTCTTTGAAAAATTCATAAATATTAATGATTAAGAACTTTAGTAGTACAAATACGGGGCGTACTGAAACAATTATTAAAGCTGTAAATATGTTAAGAAAGTAAAACCATTGACGGAGTGTTATTTTGGATATTAATGAAAAAATAATCATTAAAATAATGACATAAACGAAAACCTCAAATCCTCTTAACAAACCCTCCATAAGCATTAGAGATATTGGGAAATCAAAGGCATTTAATTTATAGTTAAAATAATAAGCATAGCCGTAGTTGTACCAGTAACCACACCAGAACAGAAGAATAGTAAAAACAGATGTTATAAATGCCCAGTCAAAACGGATGTTTATTTTCATTTTGGACCCTTCTAATAATTAAAGTTCAATTTAGAAGGTGGGTATTTTAAATACTTAAATTATAATTTTGGAACTATTCTAAAATTATGTCCTAATTTTATTTGAAAATTGTTCTTAAATTTTTATCTTAAAGCTCAAATATGTCTAATTATGCTCAAGATCAGAAATTCCTTTATGAGCATATGTGCAACGAAATTTCACTCGTTTAGAAAAGTAAACCCAAATTCAGTGGAGTAGGAATAAAATGCTAGAAAAATTTATTCAATATTGCCATTCAAAACGAGACGGCTTAAGTGATTACTACATCACTCAGACATATAAAAACATGCAAGAGTTGTTATATGTTCAGTTTTTAGAAGCAGAATTGCAGACTCAATTACAACTAAATGAAAGCTTGGAACAAAAGTTGAGTCAAGATAGTCAAATACTTCACAACATTATTGATATGGAAACCAGAAAAACTCAGAAATTGCAGAATCGAATCAATCATGTAATGAGTTTATTTGGTTGCCAGCAGGTAGTTAATCCAAACGATATTATTGAAGCTTTATCAGGTGATATAGATCAATCACTTTATGAGGTAGATTGAAGATGATTAATGATATGAATCAATTTAGTGTGGGTGAGAAGGTGCTTTATATTGGTTTATGGGGTTCGGATTTTAACTTAGTTGATGAAGTGGTAGGTATCGTTTGGGATGGTTTACTTCAGCGAAATAAGTATCTTATTAGAGACTCAGAATCAGGCACTGTAATTCAACAGTATGGCGATAACTATCGAATTGCTGATGCAGATGAAATTGCCATTGAGCATAGACTACGCTCTAACAATGGTAAGAATATATGTTCAAAAGGCGCACAAGAAATTATGAAATCTGAATCCTTTATTGATTATCTACTTCAATGTGAGAAAGTCGTTAAACAGTGGCCTGAATGGAAAGTTAGTAGCTTAAGAGATGCTTTTGACATGAACCCCTTATCTAAAATGAATGGGTAGAATGACTTGTCTAATATTATTGATTTGATGTATATTTGATCAATTCAATAATTAGAGATATTTTATGAAAACACAAAACATGACATGGGATGCACTGTTGGTTTTAGTGCTTGTACTTGCATTTTCTTTCTCAGTGGTTTGGTCACTTTTTCCCATTTTTATGAAATTTGTAATGCCAATTTCTGAGATGATGATTTCGATAGCAGCACAGCATCATAGTGATCTTTTATTTGTAATTTTCACATTAATTCATATAGTAGTTGTAATGTCTTATCTTGTACTTTTACCATTTAAAGTTGCTCAAGCAATTATCGACAAGATTCTTATTTCAAGAACTAAAAATATTACAGCCTAAAATAATTTAGGTTGGAACAATCGCTTTTTTCAAATAGCTGTAATGTCAAAATCATCCTATGTAAAAATAGGGTGATTTTTTTATGTCTGAATTTAAGAGTGGTCTACAGTACGACGAACTTGGTTTTTTAATAGGGCTAAAGCAATCAAGTCGTGACGTATCAAAAATAGATAAGAACGTGGAGCAAATCCGCGATATTTTACTTAGTTTAGGGAAAGAGATAGAGAGTCAGTACTCAAGAGCTGAGAACGAACCAAGACCAAAATTAAGCGCATTAGAACAAGCACTCATTGATGCCCAGATTAAACCAGCTGATTTTTCTGATCTAATCCGTGAACAAGCAAATCCATTGGTTCAATCCTCATTAGCTTTAGATCGAGCTGCTAAATCAATTGAAGACTTGATAGCTGAATCAAGAAAATCTGACGATAACAATGCTCAACCTAAAGCAAAGCCTAAACGCCGTGCGATTGAAATTAATAGCACTGAAGACGTTATAAGAGAATTTGGTAATAACGATCGCCAACGTGATGCAAACGGGCGATATGTTGGTTCTAGTTCCGAACAAACAACTTTGAGTAAAGTTACACAGACTATTGGGACCGCAATTAAGGGTGTATTACCTTCAAATCCACAGGGTGTTGACCCAACGCTTGACGCTATTAATGAAGTTGCGACTGTACTATCACCAGTGAAGCGAGCAGCTGGATTTATGCTGCGTCCGCTTACTGGTTGGATGAAGTCGCGAAAACGCAATGAACCATTGCCAAAAGAACAGAGTGACCATAATCGTAAGCTGATCAAAGTACTAGAAAAGATTGCTGCAAACAATGGAGGTGGATTATTTGGTCTATTGAAAATACTACCATTAGCATTAGCTGGCTTAGGTTCAACTGTGGCTGCTGCTGTTGCTGGTTTAGGACCAATTTTAGCAACCGCCCTTGCTGGTGCAGTTGGTGCTTATTTGGGTAGTAAAATTCATGATAAGTTAGATGAAACTGAAACTGGGCAAGCCGTTAATGAATTTATAGGTAATGCAGCAGCTCGAACTCTTGCTTCACTAGGTAATGATGCAGCGAAAGAAGTCGTAGAGGCACATGATAAAGCTGACGATGCCGAACGTTATAAGTCTAGAAAAGAAAATCCAGCATGGTACTCAAATGATGGCGTATATCGCTTTGCACGTAAACTTGGTGTCCAACGTTACATGAAAGAAAATACACCTGGTTCGATGCTCTACCAAAAACAATACGGTGGACAGGGTGTTAATGGTAATGAGGTAGCACAGTTTGGAGCTGCTGCAAGTTCAGGAAAATTAGTTGGAAACAATACGGCTGAAAAAACTTTGGCTTTAATTCGTAAACATGAAGGTTACAAAGAAAAAGCATATTGGGATGTCAATGCCTATAGAGTTGGGTATGGAAGTGATACTTTGACTGATAAAAATGGAAAAATTACTTCTGTAAATAAAACTTCGACTACTGATAGGAAAGGTGCTGAAAGAGATTTAGTCCGCCGATCTAAAATATTTGCTAATGAAGCACGAGAAAAAGTCGGAGCGGAAAATTGGGATAAATTACCCGATGATACAAAGGCAGCCTTAACATCGGTTGCTTATAACTATGGTTCATTGCCGAAAAAAGTAGTGAAGGCAGTTCAAACAAATGATATCAGTCAAATTTCAGAATCTGTTCGAAGTTTAGAGTCTCACAATGATGGGATCAATAAAAATCGTAGAAACGATGAAGCTAATATCATCAAGAACTCAATTATAAGAGAACCCAATAAATATGCAGATTCAAAAGGTAAAAGAACAGAATCTCACCCAGAACAAAAAGTAACGCAAATTAGTAATGCTGCTGAACTTTTAAAGCAAAAATCTAAAATGAATCAGCCATTATTAAATTTAAAAACTCCAGTAACACCAACTGCTACTCGTACAAGTAATTTTGGATCGAGTTATATTCAACCAAAAACTGAAACTACAATCCAGCCTGCAAAAGAGTTTTTAACCTCACCGAAACCACAGGAAGTAGTTGTTAAGAATCAAAATAATGGTACTATCAATCAAAATGTGAGCAATCGATTGCTTGCTCATGCAATAACTGGCGGCTTAGGAATGGGGGATAAATGGAACGTTTAATATTGTGTTTTTTATTCATATTTTTCAGCATTAATGTTCATGCAGATATGGTGGGATGTAAAGGATTATCAAAACAATCAGATTTGAATAATTGTGCTAATAATTTTTTAGCTAAAACCAATGAAAAGCTTAATAAAGTTTATTCAAATTATTTGTCTGACTTGACACCTGATGAGCAATCCAAACTTAAAGAATCTCAAAAAATATGGGGGCAATTTAAAGATAAAGATTGTGCATTTGAATCTTCTCCAGTTAAGAAAGGTTCAATGTATCCTTATGTTTTATCTTCGTGTTTAGTAAATCGTAATGAAATAAGAATAGTTGAGCTTGAGAATATGATGTCATGTAAAAACGGGACTGAGCCAAGCTGTATATAAGTATAGGCAATAAATTATTGGCTCATGCAATATCAGGTGGATTGGGTATGGGGGGGAAATGGAATGGTTAAAAAAATAATATTTGCAGCAGTAATTGTTTCACCAATAATTGCAGTACATGCAGGATTTTTTCCATCTAAGGATATCCAAAAGCTCATTGAAAAAGCAGAGATTCTAAATGATAAGTGTCGTGGCGGATCTGGTGATGATCCTAAAACTATGAAAGCGTGTGAGGAACGTGATAATTTGATTCTAAAAATTGAATCAAAGGGTTATTGTTGGGGTTCTATGAACAAAAATGTTTCCACTAATTTATATACCTGGATTCCTTGCAAGAAAGATGTCACAAGGAAATAAAATATAACTTTAAGAGAGTTAATATCAATTTAAACTTTAAAAAAATTCATTTTGAAAAGTCTGTTAGATGCTTTTTTTAGAAAGTTTAGGAAAATTATTAAATATTATATAAGTACACTTTTTGAGATGAAATTAATAGAAATTCTATGAGGAATTTATAATTTATATAGACATATTTTAATGTTTTTAATAAAGTAGCGCATTACTTTCTGTAGCCCTTTGAGTTTATGAAAAATTTTTATGCTTTCTTGGGGATGTCAATTGCATTAATTATTGAGCTTATCTTGATGACTATACTTGTTAAAAAAATACATCCTAAGTTTTCTATTCCTTTGATTGGATTAATCACTATTTTAATCTTAATAGCGCTTTCATTTTACTTTCCAAAACATGACTTTGTTGATAACTATCTCACGGTCAATGGTGCCGTTTTTACAATGATTGGAGCTGTGTTTACAGTAATAAATACAATTATCGTGATTTATCTAATGATTTGGCTACATAAAAAAGATTCATCATTAGCTTTGATGTCACACTTTCATGAGTTACAAAAAGAATTGATTATCATTAATAAATTTTTTAAAAGTGAGTTGGAATACTTTGAAACCAAACAATCTGATCTATCAGAAAACCTATATTTTATGAGCCATGAAGAAAGTGATCCAGAACATAAAGAATTATATCAACTTGAAATTAGTAATTTAAATACAGTAATTAAAAGTTACAAAGAAGTTTTTACTCTGTTTATAGATTTTAGAGATAAATTAAAGTTAATCAAAGATGTTAACTTAACCAAAGTTCAGAAGCTTTCTACTGTTGTTAATTTACTTAATGAAATTTTTGCCTTAAAAAGTCCTGAGGCTAGTTATAAAAAGAGTTATTCAGAAGGTGCTGATCTTGATGCAGATCCAAAAGAACAAATTAATGCAGCAAAAGAATCAAGTTTGACTATTATAGGTGAATTGAACAATGTTTTTGAAGTAACAGTTGAGACTACATAACTGAAGAATATTTACTTAATATTTTAATTTGGGGGGATATATGGAAGAAGAACAAAAAGTTGATTCAGACAAATTTGAGTTTCTTTACGACTACAAGTGCTTACATTTGAGTATATTGAGAGATGATTACAAGGAGTTAGAAAATAAAGCAACTAAATACTTAACTTTTATTACTTTTGTATTGACAATTGTAACCTTTTTATTTCGTTCATATATCATAGAGCCGGATACCACCAAAGGGATATTATATTACTTATCGTTAGCCCTATTATTTATATACGTTATTTCTGTTTTTCCACCTTTGCGACAGTTGTTCTTATGCATAAAAATAAGTAAGTTAGGTGATTTACCTGTTGATGGAGTAAGGCAATACTTTCTCGATCATTCAAAGGAAACCGTCTATTTAGGAATGTCAGATAGATTGGACCAAATTATAGATATATATAAGAAAATTAATTTGGAAAAAGCAGGTTATTTGAAAAATGCATTCAAAGAGATCAAAACCTGTTCAATCATATTTTTATTATTTATAATTACTTTTTTTTTAAACATACTCATAAATCATCCTGATGAAACCAAAAACTCAGACCGAGACTCAGAAACCACCCAAAGAACCACAACCACAACCGCCTTATCACCCAGCTCCAGAGATAGGTAAAAGGGTAGGTAGTTTAGATAAACCAAGAGATAAAGGTATTAGAAATGAATACAAATAACCCCAAACCACCAGCTCCGCCAGAAGTACCTGCACCAAATATTTCTTACGAAGAAAAAAGTGTAAAGCGCTAATTTCCTTTCATACAAAGTCTTGTATACAAGACTTTGTTTATTCTCAATTTTAATAGTATCAATTTTACAAAAATATTTCGAATATCTTTATGAAAACAAAAATCTTACTTCTAACCATTCTTACTACTGGTCTTGTTGGTTGTGATAAACAACCTGAACCGAAGCCAACTAAGAGTGAAATACAATCACAATATGATGTTGCTGATCAAAAAATCGAAAAGTTCCTTGATGTGTTAGATGATCCTAATGCTGATAAAGAACAGCAGACAAAGATACTTTGTGAGGACTATCCTAAAGTATATGAATTGGATTACATGCCAGCTTTATTGAAAATTTCTCCTCAAGATTATACAAAGGAAAAACTACTATCTGATTTCAAAGTGGCATCCGATTATTACAAAGAAAAGTTAGGGATTAAATGTAGCTAAAGTATGAAAGGATGATAACTTCATGAAGTTAAGTAAAAATTGTCAATTAGATATTAGTAATCATAAAACTCAAAATTTAAGCGAGTTATTGGATGGATATAAAAGATATTTAGAAGAGTTCAAATTTAAGAACACTTATCTAAAGCAACTTATGTATGTCAGAAAAAATATACCGCAGGTTTATTATTCCTTGTATGACGTGAAAAATGAAAGTGAGTTGATTAATAAATTTGTTCAATTGTATGAAGCACACGAGAACTTAGGGGATGAACTGATTTAAGTTGGATAATATTCAATATTAATTAAATATAATTCAGCATAATGATACATCTACTTAAGTAGAAAAAATTAAAAATACTATTGAGTTTTTTACTCCAAATGTTCTTCTCGTATTTATAAACTAATCTATGTTTAAAAAAACTTTAACAGGTGCAACAGACTTTAAAGGATCCTCCTCTTGCGGAACATGCCCCAAATTTTCAAATTTCACAAGTTGACTTTCATTAATGTCTTTGTGGAATTGATCTGCATACGCAACTGGGATCAAATTATCCTTTTCTCCCCAAAGAATTAAAGTAGGTTGGTTAATCAATTTAATCAGTTTGGAGTCTTTACTGCTATTAGGTATTTGTTTAAAGCGTTGTATCAATGCATGACGATTCCCAGCACGCAATGTAAGGTCATAATAACGATCTACTAATTCAACAGTAACTTTATTCGGATCAGCGTAAACATTTCGTACGCTAGATTCAACCATCTTACGTGGCAAGGTGTACTCCATTATTTTGTTCAATAATGGGATTTTGGCAATTCTAAAACCAATTGGCATCGACTTAGAATTATCAGGATATCCTACCGCATCTACTAAAATGAGCTTATTTATTCGTAATGGTTGTTTAAGAGCCGTATGCCACGCTAATGCTCCTCCGAATGAATTTCCTACTAATACGTATTGTTGAATTTCCATAATATCCAAAAATTCTTCTAAAAATTCGACATAGTGATCCATTGTATAATTGTCATCGGGAAATGGACCTGTGAGTCCAAAACCAGGTAAATCCAAGCGAATGATCCGCCGTTGATGTTTGAGATTTTGAGTCCAACCTTCCCAAGTGTGTAGGCTAGAAGATGTTCCATGCAATAACACAATGGGATTCGGATCGTCACGAGGACCTTCATCACGGAAGTGTACATTCATTTTATCTACCATGACGAAATTTGATGGAGGGGTTCCCCATTTTGATTTTAGGTCGGTTAATGGTATGTCACTCGTACAACCCGTCATTGTAATAATTAGAACCATTGAGAGCATCATAGTAATACCCGATCCGAAATAGTATCGTTTGAGTGCTTGCATGACTATACTCCGTGTGATTTAGGTGAAATTAACTAGGTTGGTTTAATTCATTTGATTAGCTCGATGACTAATGGAAAACTTACGCGCGATTTTAGTTGCACCTGTCAATTTTTGAGCTAAAAAGTTCATAGTTGGCGAGAAGTACGCTAGATGTATCCCCAAATCGAGAATAAAGCTCATTACATTAACAGATGCTAGATTTTTTTTGATAGCTCGAACAACCGCTAGAGCTACTTCATTTGAGGTGCTGCTAGGTGTACCAAATGGTAAAATGACACCACTATCGGCAATCATGCCTGCATCACGAATAGGTCCTGGATAGATGGTGGATACGCCCACACCAGTTCCATGTAAATCCATTCGAATACAATCAGCAAATCCGCGTAAACCATATTTGCTAGAACTATATAAAGATGACAATGAAGAAGGCATTTTCCCTGAGATTGAACTAACAAAAAGTAAATGTCCATGTCCACGTTCAACCATTTGTGGCATCAATCCTCTTGCTAATAAAATAGGTGCTCTTAAATTAACAGTCAGGCAATTATCAATTTCTTGCTTTGAACAAGCTGTAATATCGTCGATACCAGGTAAGCCTGCATTGGCAATTAGAATGTCTACTTTACCCACTTCAGATAAAAGTCTTTCTAAATCTTCATCGCAACTTAAATCAGCAGCAATGAAAGATACGTCGTCAGCTGTACCACCTAGTTCCTTAGCAAATTGGGATAAGTTGGTTGTATTTCGACCACTTAAGATCAGTTGTGCTCCTTGAATCTTTAATTCGCGTGCGATCGCCATTCCAATCCCACCTGTAGCTCCAGTAAGTAATACTCGTTTACCATTAATATCCATATATGACTCCTACGTGTTCATATTTCGGGTTGTGCTAAAAATTATTATTTACCTTCGTCTTTTTAATCGTTGAATTCTCAAGAATGTTTGTCAGATCAAGAAAATTCAAGAAAGGAATTATCTTTAATCTTATGAATCTTAGAATTGATTCAATAGTGATGGCGATAAGTCTCATTTCTTTAGATAGATACTCTAGGAATAAATTAAACGAGTCGTTAGAATGTCAAACAGCGTAAAAGTTGTATTGTTCTAAAATGCATTTTGATTGTGATTTCACGCAAAGGTGTTAGGAAATTAAAACTCAAATTAGTAAAGGAAGTGTGAGCTCAGTCTATGTAAGAGCTTTGCTGGACTATCTGATAAATATTGGAATTGATCCAAAAAATCTTTTTGATAATGATCTCATCTCAGCCATCCATGCTCAAGATCGACGTATTTCTATTCCTGATTGGCAAAGGATGTTTGAAAAATCGATTGCGTTTACTAATGATTCGAATCTCCCGCTTAAAGTTGCTGAAATTCAAGAACCACGTTATTTAGGTATGCTTGGATTTGCCGCTATGAGTAGCCGAACACTCGGAGATGCAATTTCGATACTTGTCCGATTTGAACAATTGGTAGATGATGTTAATAGCGTACATTTAGTTGAAAAAAATCACCTTATAGAACTGCATTGGATACCACTATCTGCATCCTCACCGATTTTTATGCAACTTTCTTTAGCTTGCTGGATAATTTTAGCCAGAATATTAACCAAACAGCCTACACTAGAGTGTGAAGCACATTTTAGCTTTAAAAAACCATTGAATCTTGAAGCCTATTATAGAATATTTGGAGATGCAGTGAGTTTTGAAGCAGAATCAACAAAATTAGTTTTCGATAAATCTTGGTTGAATTTACCTATTACTCTTTTTGATTCAGTGACCAATCATTTGTTAATAGGTCAAGCTGAAGAAATGCTACGAACAAAGAATCAACCAGATTTTTTAAAAGACTTAAATCGCTATCTTTCTGCAAACCTAGCAACTAATCAGGTAACAATTTCCGAAGCTGCGAATGCTTTAAACCTTACCCCGCGAACACTGCAATTTAAACTACATGAACTAGGTTTAGGTTATAGAACACTCCTTGAAAAAATTCGACATGAACATGCAGAACGTTATCTCAAACATACGGATTTAACGTTAAATGAAATTTCTTTTTTATTAGGTTACTTAGAGCAAAGTTCTTTTCAAAATGCCTTTAAACGTTGGACTGGTAAATCTCCAGGAAGCTTTCGTAAAAGTTTTGAGATATTTAAGCAATAATGAGAAAGGTACTTCTAATAAAATATCTAATGATATGAGTAAAATAAGTGAATAATATTGGCTATTCATAAATTCAATAAAAAGCTTTTAAAATTAAATAAGTTAGCATGTTAAATAGCCATTCTGAGCCAAATATGAAGTTAAGGGATGAACTGATTTAAGTTGGAACAGCCATACTTAAAAGAGATTATATTACTTCAAAATATCCTTATAGAAACACAAGGCTTTTATTATGGGTATTTTAAATTTAATAGCAATTACACCAGATTCGCCGTATATCAAAAAAATCAAATCAGCTTTGGAGAAGGCAACAGGTCAAAGCATTCCTTTGGTTGAAATTAAAAAGGTCCAACGTAAAGGCGGTGTAAGTATTGTACCTGTATTTTTAGTTTTTGCTGGTGGGCAAGAGCTAACACTTTTCGCTCGAGCAAGCGCGGATGTGTTTAAAGCTGAATTGAATGGAAAAGAGATCGTTTTACCAGGTGATTTTAGTGACGATTATAAGCAGACTTTTGATAACGCCGTTTCAGGAATTGCAAAGTTGATTCGCGATTCACAAGCCAAAGTAGAGCAACAAAACCAAAAAGGAAAGGTTAAATTGCCACCACGAAAAAATCGTAGTATCCAACAGCAAATCAGTGATAAGCGCGAAGAAGAAACACTACTCGATCTAGAGCTTTCGAATCTGACAGCACAACGAGACCAGCTTCTTGAACAACTAAAACAAGCACAGACGAATGCAGCGTAATACTTAAAGATAAAAAGACTACTTCGGTAGTCTTTTTTAATGGAACAAGAATAAAAAGTAACAGGTTCAAAGCAATAACCTTAGCTAATAGCTTTGGAGTTTGCCATGTATCTTAACTATCAATCTGTTATCGTCGATATTTTCATTATTACTTCATTCATTTTGCACGTATATCTTGCATTTGGCAGTATTAAAACAATGTCTGGCCCTTTATCGGCTTTATTAAATAAGGGTGTAACGGATGTTATTTATAAGAAAGTAAAACGATTGATTTTTGGTTTGTCCTTTCTTTGTCTTTCCCTTACTTGTCTTGTTACTTGGCGAAGCTATGAATTGCTTTTATTCCTGAATGTGAATGGTTATGGACTTTATATTCTTTTAGCTACTTTTCTTCTGTATAGCTTTGCAATTTTAGCAGCTTTTACTTTCTGTAAATTGTTGCTGATGACAGCACAAAGGTCAGGCTTATGATTGATTCAAACAAGATCATGGCAATGCTTGCGCATTGGTTAGAGTCTGAGATCAATGGATATATAGGTTCAGATTATGGCCCAGACTTTAATAGCTTATTTTTGGCACCACTCAGCGCACCAGTGGCAAATACTTTCATTGAGAAGATGAAAAGCGATATTCCTATTCTAAAACAGTTAAGTGCAGATCAATTTCAGATATGGGCTCAAGATGAGGGTTTTGAGACCAAGATTATCTATTTAAGAATTGGTCAACAGATCGTAATTAATTTAAATGAAGTGCGCGATTTGCAATTAGCGCGAAATGGAGAAACCTTCGATGTTGACGCAAGCTGATTTTGAAGCACGGCTAGTTGCTAATTTAGATGATTTTGAAATACTCGAACGTTATAACGCCCAAGATCCTATCGTCTTAAAATACTTACGTTCACTTGGAGCTTATTTAACATTATTTGGTCAAGAATTTGAAATATCTGAGTTAGAACCATTCACAAAAACAAGAGATCGTTCCATTATCGCTGATGCTTCTAACAAGGGCATTTTACCTATTGGAATGCCTACACAGCATATTTTGGAAGTCATTAATCGATCTACAAATATTATTAGCTTAAGCCAAGGTCGCTTAATTGAGGACAATAGTGGAGGTCGCTATTGGAGATTATTGCAGTCTGTCACTGTTGCAGCTGGTTCAATGGCCGAAGTTTTAGTAGAGCAAAGTGAATACCGTGAGATTCAATATACTGTAACTAATACAGAGAATTTTCATCGCGTCGAACTTCAACTACAAGATGATTTGGCATTAGCTGGATTAACAGTTCGGGATAACACGAACCAAGTTTATCAATTAAAAAAACGCTGGATGAATGTCGCACCTTTAGATTACGCATTTAATCTCACTACAGATAGTTTGCGCCGTATATTTGTTGAGTTCGGGGATGATAATAGAGCTGGGCGAACAGCTGAAGCAAATCAGACTTTTACTTTTGGCATTCTTGAGACCTTTGGAGAGGTAGACATTTCACGTCTAAAAGATGCTTCATTAGTCGAAGTATTAACTACAGATGAAACCAAAGTATCAGTACGTTTTAAGCAGGGCGGTGTAGTTCGAAACGGTGCAGACCCTTTAAATATTTCTCAGTTAAAAGTCCTTTCGACTTATCCAGCACTCTACGATGAAGATGCCGTTTTTTTAGGGAATTTTGATCAAGCTGTAAGAAAAAAGTTTATGGCTCGTTGTCACTATATCGCGGTGTGGAATGAGAACGAACAAGATCGATATTACGGGGCAACATACCAGGATATAAACCATTTACATATCGCCGTAGTTGCAAAGGATATTGCTGAGCAAGCAAGCTTAGAACAAGAAATCATTCAGTACATTGGGCAAATTGATAATTTGTACAAAGATCGAGTCCGTGTACATGCGGTTGTTGAAAAACCTTTTGTCGTTACATTTAAAGGGAGCTTAGCAGCGGTACATGCCGTTGATGTGGTAAATGCTCAAATTAAAGAACTATTTTTAGAAAGATACGGAAAGACTCAGCTGAGTTCTAGTCGTTGGTTAGTCACTGGATTTAATTCGCAAGAAATATCAACGCAAGTAAGAAATAGAATTACAGCCTTTCAGGACAATATTAGTGACTTTTCGTTAATGGTTCCTAATGTGCTGAATAAACCGCATGAATGGGTTTATATGTCACCAGATAGCATCACTATTAATTTAGAACGGTCCGCAGAAATGGGGGCAGCATGGATTCTATAAGTTTCACACGTCCGATAGATGAGCAGCCAAACAACCACACAGGTTTAGAAACAGCCATGGCAAAAGCTTTTAAACAAGTCTTTGCCGAAGAATTTCAACAACGTATTCAAGATATTTTAGATTATGGAGCACCACATTTAGGCAGTCGTACAGTCGTTGAAAGGTTTACGAAACAAGATGGATTAGTTGTTTTACGTCGTCCTCAAACCTCAGATACCTTAATGCGCGTAATCTATGCAAATTGGTCGAGTATGGCGAACAAAAGAGGCTTAGGGTTTCTTGAATTTGTATTGCGTATGCTTTGGACTGATCAATGGCAAATTAAGCGTATGTGGCATCCAATCAGTACATATACAAATTATCCACAATTTCTAGTTGATGAAGAAAAGCCTAATCACTTTTTAACGAGTCGTATCCGCATATCTATAGATGAATCAGTAGATTTAGCAGAATTAATTGAGCTGTCACCAATTTTAAGGAAATTAGTACCAGCCAATATCGTGGTCAAAGTTCATGCAAAGGCTTTAGATACTGAATTAGGAGATACAGAAATAGGCGCAGCAGTCATTGCTAAAAGCTATATGGTTTATGATGAAAGTAATGGAATAACTCATAATAAGCCGACCAATCAAACGACTATTCAAGATTTTGATTTTGCGGTTATACGCTACATATGGGACAGTAACGGGGGCACTGATTTAGACACACGTACCAGAATCATTAATCCAGCACGTAACGTTGACGTAGGATGGAGTAGAGGTTCAACGGATGGAGCGTACTTGAACTGGAATGGCGACAATACGGGAAGTGGTGTTGAGTGCGTTTTGTTAAATCTAAATCAATTGAAGCTTGATTTTCCAAACATTAATAATTTTGAAATATCATTAAGAGCATATTGGTATTCGCAAAAGAACACAGGCAATTTTAGTCTGCAATTTGAATCATTCAAGGGTGGAACGATGCAGCCCAATGGGTTTGATTTTATTAATGTAGGTGGTACTTCAATTCAAAGTATTACTTTAAGCACAAATTCTCAACTTCAACAAAGCGCTAATGTTGATGGCGTAGAGGTTGGGCGACTCACTTATCACAGCTCAATTCTCGAAGGTAGTTTGACACTCGTTTAAAGATTGGAACTCAAGAAAACTAAGTGAACTTAGCAATGGTTTTATGTAGTTGTTTGATGAAACAACATAAACCATTGTTAGGATTTATACATGACTCAAGATAATACTGAGGAATTTGCATTAACAACAAATGTTGGTAGTGATGGTGATCTTCTAGTAGAGCAGTTCTTAGGCTTTGCAAAACACGATATTAGCGATGAAGATTTCGAAAAACTACTCGCTGGTCAATCTGTAGAAGACGTAACAGCCTATAAACCTGCAACCTATTACAAGATTTCAGCCGATCCAAATTCACCAGACTACAACGAACCATTCGACATTCACATCCACTTCCAAGATGGACCAACATTGATCGACGGTGTAAACGGTGCAACTAATGAATCGTTATTAAAGATCCTGATTCATCGCACTCAATACCTAGACAGTAAATTCCCATCAGACCAGTACAAACAAGCCATTGCATCTATGGAATCGGCTTTAAGTAACTTAAAAAGTATTTAATTACTGCAATTGAGGTAAAGTAATAAGCTTAAAATACTTATTGCTTTACTTAAATATACATGCAAAAATTTTTTGCAGTAATTTTTAAAATAATTTAAAAAAAATAAATCTAATCGAAGTTTTAAATTTGTAAATGATTTTTAAATCGTTAATATTAATATTTCGTATGACAAATAATTAGAATTCAATCAGAAGGTGGAAATATGAAAAAAATTTCAATATGTATTTTATTAACTTTGATAACTATTAATCCAGTAAAAACTAACAGTGAGCCTGTGACAATTATCACATCTATTGTTGGTTCTGCATCTGTTGGGGCTACTTTGCAAGGTATATCTGGTTTAGTGGAAGATTCAATTGATAAAGCACAGAATACAGGTGATTATTTATTATTTAAAAGTGCTACAGAGCTGAAAAGCGTGATATCAACATGGGAAAGTGCTAACCAGAATTTGTTAGATAAAACTTTTAATGAGTTAAATGAATCACAAAGAATATTTTTTAATAACATCAATGCCACTGCTAATCAATTAAACTCAAATGTTGAGAATCACTTGGAAACAGCAACAAGAATTGCTGAACTCGCAAATCAAAGTGTGCAAGATATTAGAATTTTTGATGGAGGATTAGGACTTTTTAGATATTCGCCCAGAATTGTATATTCAGGTATACCAGAGGATGTTACTTTTATAATTAGAGGAGTTAACTTTGATAAAGCTGATCCAAAACTGATACTACCCTCTGGTGGTAATGCAAACAGAGTTTCATTAACTAGGCAAGAAGCAGTATTTGTATTTAGCAAAGATGAATTTAAGTTTAATGATATTAAAGCTGAATTCACAAATTTGAAACTTGAATATTTAGCACCATCAGATTCGGTATTCGGAAAAATTAAGGATACTTTTAGGGGAAGAAAAACCATTAAGTCCGCTAATATCTCTATTTTACAGTTACCAAATAATCTTGGTAATTATTCACTAACTTATAAAACTAAAGAAAGTCATAAAGAAATTTGGAGTGGCGAGAGACAATTTCATCATTCTGGAAGAAACTCAAGCGCTACTTTCAACCAAGGACCTCATGATAATAATTGGAAAATGATAATTTCATCTTTAGGGAAAGCTAGAGAATGGGGACGTGCTGGTAAAGGTTGTAGTGTAGTTACAAATAATGAATATGGATTTTCAATAAAAATTCAAGTTGGAGTAATTAGAGAGTTGTTCAATCCTAATGCACCTGGCTATCAACATTGTATTTATAGATGGCAAGAATTTAGGGAGTATCAACAGGAAAAGGAATTTCCTGAATTAAATGGTAGATTGAAATGGGAAATTGATTCAGCTATAGCGTTACCTGAAAATTTAAAGTCTTTTAAACTCAATATTAGCACTTGGGATGGAAAGACTAGGGTATTTAACGGTTCTGCGAGCGAAACATTTTATAAAATTGATGAATCAAAGGATTTATTAATTATCAAACCCCAAATTCCTAAAGATTTAAATTCCTTTTAGTTTGAATGGAACATATAGAAATAAGAATATTTTAATTTGCAAAAATAGCCCTAATACACAATCTATTGGGGCTTTTTCATGTCTGAAACAGGTCGAAAAACGAAAAGAATTACATACAATCTGCATGAACGTGGTCGCTCTCACTTAGGTAAGGACCGCAGCAATGTTGATATGAATGAAATGATCAAACAGATCAATAGTCCTCAAGTACAAGAAATGGTAAAGACAGGGACTTTGTACGGTTATAACGGACATGAAATTCGTAAGCGTTATGGGATGAATCCGCCTGATTCCGTCATCATTGATGGAAAGGTAGTTTATCTTGAGCGCTCATTTAGAACAATCGAAGCTTATGCAGATAAAGAGGGGAATGTAACGCATGTCACTGAGTTTTTAGATAATGAATCTGGTGAATATGCACGAACTCAATATCAAGCACGAGTAGGCGGTTTTAGTTCAGCACAAAACTATAAGAAAGCAGGATTAGGACTTATTCCAGTAGGTTTCTACGGCTTTGATTATGTGACTCAACCTAACTACACAACCAATGTTGGAGATGGGCAATTATTTGATGGCTTAGCCATTCCAGTTGATCAAGATGGATTGATTGCATCCTTTGATAGCAGTACGGACGTAACTTTGCTTTCGCCGTCAGAAGCAATGATTGCTCATTTACTTGAACAGCAAATTATTCGTGACTTTGACAATATTCATGCTCAGTTACAGCTTTTACAAATGAATGGTCAATCATTAGACCAGATTGATGAATTAGCGAATCAAATTGCACGAAAAGATAAGCGAGAAGCGATTCAATCACAGCGTATGCAAGACCTTTGTTCTGGATTAGTTGGTGAAGTTCGTTCATTTGATTCTGTATGTGCTGAAGCAGAGGAACGATTAACTGAAAGTGATCTAGCGCGAATGCGTATAAGTGGTGAAACCACTAAAAATAACAAAGCTAGACCACGCATTTTTAAGAGTATGTTCGGATTTGGAGGGTAAATACTTATGTCTTTACCTAAAGATTCACTTAAATGCATACAAGATGCCTGGTACAAACTACTAGTCGATTTTAGATCGTGGTATATGCCAGAAACCATTCAGACAGATGAATGGAAAAAGCGTGATATTCGAACCGCAATTAAAAGTTGTCCTTCACGTATGATGGATGATTCTGAAGCAATGCTTGCAGAATATCGTAAAAGTCAAAATGCAGAAGTTGATGGTGGTGCAACGGCATTCATACCAATTATGTTGACTGCTACAGCAATGTTAGATCAACCGCCTGATACGATGCAGCTATTACCGATGCCTTACTTTGTGCCTGTAGTAATAGGCGATAAGCAAGTTCAAATTCGATTGATAGCTAAAACGGTCAGAGCACAATTAGCGTTCTATGCAACCAATTCGCATGATGCACGTTCCGTATGCGACCAGTTCTGTACTTTTGTACAAAATGAAGATAAACGCCGTTTCCAAGTACCATTTGACATGGGCATGAACCATATTCAAAAAAGTACTTTTACCATAGTAGAGAATCAGTTATTTCCATCACCTGTACCAAGTGAAGCCATTAACCTTTCTATTTTCACTATTGATGTGCAATTGGTCGGTTATGCTCCTCAAATCATAGGACTTGGTGGACCAAACGACAATACAACCGGAAATGGATATAACCCTGATGGTTCAGTGGTTGATAAACCAATTCAGGATCTTGTAGTCATTCAAGCTGATCAGTTCACTGTAGATGGTCATACTCGTGTTTTAGCAGATCGTGAAACTGGAGAAATCACAGTGGAGCGTTTCGATGACTGAAATTATTAAGATTGATGCGCGAGTAACTGGATTTTCTAATGATGAAATAAGATTGATCAGTCTTTGTTTTGCGGATTCTGGTCAAATCCTTGTCCAAAAAACAGATATTTTCACGGCTTTACCTGTACGTCCTGATCAGCAAGCCGATACGATTGTTGTGACGGATTCACCGAATGTAATCCAAAATTGGCAATTAAAATTTGATGCACAGCAGCATTTAGAAGAAGTCATTAGAGTTTATCAAGCAAGCTTTAGAGCTGGATTAGTTGAGTTCGAAAAATCGCTTGAACGCTACAATCCTATGAACATTCTTCAGGTTCGGAAAATTGATAAAAATGGATTACAGCAAGAGTTCGATAGTAGTTCATTAGATAACGGTCATATCGCAGCATTAATTTCTATTTGGGCAAGTCATAAAATAGCAATTTCACATGCAGTCACTTCAAAAGAGGAAGTTAAAGAAGAATACATCGATAGAACTATGTTGCCGTTTAGTATTTAAAGCGGTGATGTATGGCTCTAAAACCACTTAAAGATATCCCCGAATGGTGGGAACTTTGCGCACGTTATCGTTATGATATCTATGCCTTTGCAGTAGAGGCTTTAGGTGTTACACCGACTTGGCAGCAAGAACTACTATTTGAGTCAATCCAGTTTGATGGTAGCCGTACATCGGTTGCATCTGGGCATGGTTGCTTTGGTAAAGGTACGAAAATCCGTTTAGCCAACGGGAAGTGGAAACGTGTTGAAAAAATAACAATAAATGATGCAGTAATGGGAACAGATGGCTTTTCACCGCGAGAAGTGATCAAAGTTGTACAGGGATACCAAGAGCTATATCAATTTGAATATGCCAATGGTTCAAAGCATGTCTATAACAAATCTCACATTCTTTGTTTAGTCTCACTCGAAACAAAAAACGGTTGGAAAGCTGGCGATACCATTGAAGTCCTGGTATCGAAATACCTTGAATGGCCTGAAGAAACCAAGTGCCAATTTGCAGCATATGAACTGAAACATAGAAAATTCCAGCCTGTAAAAATTAATAGCGTCACAGCCTTGGGAGAGGGTGATTATTACGGCTTTGTCCTCGATGGTGATGCAACTTTTCTAACAGCTGATGGCATGGTTCACCATAACACTGGTAAAACTGCATCGGCTGGTATCGTTGCTTTATGGCATCTATTGTTCTTTGTTGAATCCATTACGATGTTCACTGCTCCGCAAATCGGGCAGTTAAAGAAACAAGTCTGGAAAGAAATCAGTATTAACCTGTCACGTCTAAAAGCTGGACCATTGGGATGGCTTGCTGATTATATCGGTTATCAGTCTGAATTAGTCTATATCAAAGGCTATAAAGAAAAGTGGTATGTCTTTGCAAAAACAGCACCTAAGCACCAGCCAACGAACTTGGCAGGGAACCATGCAGATAATTACTTGCTATGGGGTGATGAGGCAAGTGGTATTCCTGATGAGGTTATGGATGTTGTCCTAGGTGCTTTGACGCATGAAGATAACAGAGCTGTTTTAACTTCACAGCCGACACGTAACGCAGGATTATTCTATGAGACACATCATAAATTAAGTCACAGAGCCGGTGGTATTTGGATTGCTTTAACGTTCAATGGAGAAGAATCTCCATTAGTAAGTAAGCAATCATTAGAAGAACAACGTCAGAAATACGGTAGCCGTGACGATCCTCAATACCAAATCCGTGTTTTAGGTCGCTTTCCAGACCGTGCTGATGAGTTCTTAATCACGAAACGACAATCCGAAGAAATGTATGTCGGTGCATCGATTTTCGAAGAACACGTTTTTGGTTATGTGATTACAGTCGATGTAGGCGGTGGCGTTGGGCGAGATGATTCTGTAATTGCTGTATCGAAAGTTTGGGGTGAAGCTCAATGGGGAGATCGAGCACGCCGTGTTGAAGTTGTTGATATTCCACTTTGTAAGAATAGAGATGACATCACAGAGCTTTTTGCCAAGATTAATGAATGCATTTTGAAATATCCTAATGCAACTTTGGTTGTTGATGATAATGGCGCTGGTAAAGGTTTAGGACAACTGCTTAAGAAACATGGTATTTGGTTTATGCCTGTTTATTGGGGAGGTGCATGCTTCAATAATGACAATCGTAAAGAGTATGTAAATAAACGTGCCTTGGCTTATGTTTGTCTTAAACGTGCAATTGAATCGGGTCGTTTCAAAGTTAAAACGAAAAAATTCTTAGTCAAGATTCAAGATCAAATAATCAAGATCCCTTATACATTTGATGAGCACAGCCGTTACAAGATTCTAAGTAAAGATGAAATGAAGCGGAAAGGGATTAAATCTCCCGATCTTGGTGACGTTTTCGCATTCTTATTCTTAGAAAATGTGTTCTATACAGAAGCATATGAGAATGTTGTTATTGCAGATGATAGTCCAGAAGCACAGGAACGGGCAGAGCGTAAATCTAGGTTTGATCAACTTAAAGAAGCAGCAAAGAACATTGATTGATTGGAACTGAACGCTTAAGAAGCGGTTCTAAAATACCAAAATAGCCATAGTGATAAATAGGTGATCTATGGCTATTCAGTTTTACTTAACCAGTGCAGGGAAAAATGCAGCACTCAATGCTGCTAGTCTCGGTTTAAATGTTTCATTGACGCATATCGCCGTTGGTACAGGTAAATATGATCCATCAAATGCAATGACTCTAACTAATACTTCACTAGTTTCAGAACTTGAGCGATATCCGCTAAATGGTGGGAGTGTTGAACCTATTTCACATACATTAAGATTTGTTGCGAATTTAGAACCGAGTCTAACAGCAGATGCTTTTGAAATAGGACTTATCACTGATCAAGGTGTTTTATTTGCTGTCGCTGCGACAACTTCAAATACACCATTGATTCGATTGGTTGCGAATATTGTTGCAATCGTCACTTTTGGGATGATCTTATCAAATCTCAATCTTAGTAATTTAATTATTAATGTTGATCCAAATACGCCTATATCAGTTGCCTTGATGAATCAGCATCTTGACTCTGTTGATCCACATCCACAATACGCAACGAAATCACTGGTTCATAGTCTTATAGATTTGAATGTGGATAACGCAGTTGACTATTTAGTCTCTTTATTAAACCTACATCAGACTGGAATAAATCCACATCCTCAATACTTGTTAGCTTCAACTTTTGGCGTTGATTTGCAAATGAAAGCAAGTGTAAACACGCCAATTACAGAAGAAAACTGTGTTTTCGGGTGGAATGGAGAAAGTGGTGCGACGGCTGCATTTCATAAAACACCGAAATGGTGGGTAACTCATGATGAAACGGTAACATTTAAGCCATTCCGTGCGTATGGTCAGTTTTTATTAAACATCCAATTTCAACCAGAGGGTGACGGCACTTTAGCAATTGCGATCTTCAATAAAGATGACGTTAAGATTGCAGAGGACACAATATTAAGTGTTAGCTCCACTAGTTTTAATCAATTGGTGAAGCATGTTTTCTATCTCAATAAGGGTGAATATGCAAAAGTTAGAATTTATGGACGAGTATGGAATGAGAATTGGGCACACTTTAGTGGGTCAATATATGTTGATGATCGAGTAAAAGTCTTTAGTCCAGTCGGTTTTCAATCTACCGTTGATTTTGCAAATACGATAGAAGATGGCTCAGTATCTGTTGAAACACCACTTGATTACTCAACCTTTTCAAGTTCTGAATGGTCATATTTCGATAGTGGTTCAGAGCTGAATGTGGCACTTAGTGCTAGTACAACATTTGCAACACCTGAATCTCATACTCCACATTATCACCGTGCACTATTTACTACTAATCCAAATACAGAATTATGGATTGTTATCGAAGTCGGAAAACAATTAGTCGAAACACCAAGTGATTATGCAGCTGTAGAAGCGAAAGTGATTCGTGGTTCTACTGATGTAAGTGGCAATATCGTCATTCAAATACCATTTTCGATGCGTACTGTTGCTACTCCGAATAATGAAACGTTGATTTATCGCGTTGCTTACTATTTAGCAGCAGTTACTAAAACACTCGCTGATCCTTTTCCTTCCGGCAATATTGATGGAATTCATGAGTTCTTTGCGGAGTTGTCGTGATGATTAATGAATACCGCAACGCAATTCGAGACCTCATCAATAAAAATATGCAGCTGGGAAAGTTGAATAGTTTAATTGTATGGGATGTTAAATCTGATGAGGCTCAAGATCCTACTTTACTAAGTTTGAGAATATATGGTTCTCGTACTCATACGGATGTGATTCAGGTTGCATGTGGTGTTTCTGGGATTTGGGAAAAGTTACCTGAAAAACGAATAGCAGTGCCTTTAATCTCTGACGTAATGCGCTTACGCCGTGAATATCTGGTTTAGGAGTCATCATGTCTAATAATGATTCCTTTAAAAATGCATATCAACAAATGCAAGAATCACTTAAAAGTGGGCGATTGCGTAGAGATTTGCAGGGGCGTAGGAGTGCTGATAATCAGCAGCGTGCATTTGCTGAACGTGAAATTGAATATGATGAGTTTGGCAAGAAAATCCCAAAGCCTAGATTCTTACGCCCTGAGGATATTGCTCAGGGTGAAGAATATGATGCTGAACGTGCGCTTTATACTACGCTGGGTCTAAGAAAAGGGGAGCCAGTTAGAAAAATTACTCGTGATGATATTTTAGCGTTTCAAGACAATATCCTTTTGCTGAAGGATCAATATAAAAAAGGCATTACAGTACAAAATATTATCAATTTAAGTATGCAAGATGATATTGATCGTGCAAACCAGCAAATTCACATGGCTGTTCCTCTTAGTCGTAAAAGTGGTTTAGTTCACTTTCTCACGAATGCAGGTCCAGATAGTAAAGTTCAAAACCATCATGTAGAAGTTGAGTTTTCTAATTTCAATTCAGTCGTTTTTGATGTTCAAAAAGAAGCAATTAGTACTGTTAAAAACAGACTTGCTAACGGGAAGATCAAATTTGAATGCGATTGTGAACGGCATACATTCTGGTATCGATATATGGCGACTATTGGCGGATATGGCTTAGGTCGCCAAGAGGGTGGATTTCCTAAGGTGCGTAATCCACATTTATCTGGTGTGGCTTGTAAGCATGTTTTACGAGTAGCGCAATGGATTATTTCACCAGCTGGTATCCAATATCTCAAAAAACAAGTTGAAGCTGACCGAAAAAAACAAGTTGGTGCACGATATAAACTGTCAGATGCTCAAATTATTGAGCAACTTAATAAACAAAAAGCTGATTTAGAAACAGGTACCACAAAACAAATTGTTGGCAATATTCAAAAAGCTGAACAAGAAATGATGCGCCGTGCCGAAAAAGTCGCTAAAAAGCACTTTGCTAAGCAATTGAAAGAGTTAAAAGCATTAGAAAACAAGATGCATAAATTAACAGTACAAGCCCAACTAGAGGCTGTGCTTCAAACACTGAGTAAAGATAAACAGACTCAAGCCAAACGTATGGCTGATCTATGGGTGAGAAATGAAATTACTCAAGTTGATTTTGATATTTACATGCGAGGTCTAAATGCTAAATAGTGCAGTCAATCGAGTAGCAAATGGCCGTCATTTAGCTGCAAGACGAGTTGTCATGAATACGCTAGGGAGTATTCCATGCCAAATATGGCGCAAAAGAATTGTATACAGCAATCCAGCAGATGCTCATTCACCAATTGATCCACTTTCATTTGAGGCAAACGCTTTATCAATCCAAGATGAACCTAACTATGAATATGATCATTTAGGTTTCGCGTATGTTCTAGCAGACAAATTTAACGGAGGTATGATTCATAAAAATAACAGTATGAATAACCCAAGTGACTTGACCTTGATTGTTCAAATCGCTGCTTACAATGCTGATTTAGACACTTTAACAGAGCAGATTAATGAAATACCTGATACCCAATTTCAAGAAGGTGACTTGCTTGCTTTGATGATCTATCAAGGATTCATTGTTTGGTTTGAAATCGTTGGAATCACAGGGCAAACGTTGATGTCAGACTTTGGTAAAAAGTATGTATTAAACAGACGAGATGAGTTGGGAGTTGATCCAGTTCTAAGCGAAGTAAAGTTAAGGGTGGCCATCAAAGTGTTAAGTGATCTAATAGAGTTCAAACGTGGCGAAGTTTTTAATACAGCAATAAGTTTTACAGACAAAGAAAATAACCAAATCCTTGAGCTCACAGATGATATGCAGATTACAGCTCAAGTTAAATCAAAAGACGGTCAAATCATATCTGCTTTACAGGTCCAAAAAGATGAAGATCAAGTAGGACGCGTTTGGGTGGAATCTATAGCAGATAGTAGCCTATGGCAGTCAGGCTATGCCCAATTAGAAGTCATTATTAAGCAAAATGAAATCGTAATAGGTGAACACATATTGCCTTTCAAGGTGGTGTAACAATGAAAACTTTAGCACGTATTAATTTATCTGGTGATCGTCCAAATCGTTGGGGTAAAGTTCAAGGTAACCTATCTGATCAGACAGATTTAAATGAAGCATTACAAGGAAAAACAAATAAAGAAGAAACGGCTGTATTGGTTGAAAATATAAATCAAGTGCAGGTTTTGGCTCAAACTAATGAGTTAAAGCTAAGTAACAAGGCTGATCAAATTGATTTCGAAAATGCCCAAATTCAAGTCGAAGTAAACCGCCTTTCAATTCTCACGAAAGCTGATATTCAAGCTTTAGCGTTATTGACTCAATTAGTTGATACAAAAGCAGACCAAGCATATGTTAATCAGCAGATTGCTGATCTAGTTGGTTCAGCTCCAGAGGCTTTAAATACAATTTATGAGCTTGCAGCTGCTATCCAAAATGATCAGAGTATCATTGGTACACTCAATCAATCGGTTGCTAATCGTGTTCGTTTTGATGTTGCTACACAAGCGCTTACAGAGCTTCAAAAGCAAAATGCCCGTACAAATATCGGTGCTGAAAAGTTAGGGACAGCGCAAGAACTTGTGAGTCAAATCACTGCTCAAAGCTTAGGAGCAGCAACGGCTGCGCAAGGTTTAAAAGCTGATACAGCATTACAAAGTGTGGATGTTGCGCCAGTTGCCTTAACGGGACTTTTTTCGAGTTTGGCAAATCAAAACAAAATCTTTGATGTAATCTTTAATAATTATTCCATTGGTTCTAATACAGTTATATCTGCTACTGATTCATTGGGACAAATGCTTGCAAAACTTCAAGCTCAAATAAGTAATTTCAACGCTGGCAGCAACAGCTTTGATTGGGTAAAAGCTGAAGACATTGCAGGCTTTACTATCCAAAGTCCAATCGTCCACAAGTCTCTTAAATTTGCAAAAAAAGATGGTTTGTTGTGGATTAGTGGTTGTTTACAAGCAACAGGATTTTTCGGAGCTGGACTCAAACTTTTTAATATTTCAAATCCAGCTTACATGATTGAACAACATGTAACGAATACCTATGGTGCCGAGTCTCAAGTCTCAATCATGCGAGCTAATTACTACACAGTTCAATACTTTGCTGCACCAACAAATGGTAATGGACTTGCAACTTTTTACGTGCTTGGTAATAACTTGTACGTCAAGATGCAATATCAAATACCTAGCGAAGGTGGGTGGATTGCTTTTGATCCAACACCTATTGGCAAGCTTTTATGAAAATGTCCAAAGTGGTTTTGGAACCTTAGAGAATAAAAATAGTATTTTCTTTAAGAATGTCTATATCAAATTAAGTGAAGTAATAAAGTTAATGACTTATTTAGTTTTCAAAGAAAAAGGCAAGAATATAGGTGATAAAGGCATGGTTGCTCAATGCACTTCTGCTATTTTTAATTACCAGGTGATCGGTGCAGGGGCAGTGGTTGAATTCTTTGGTAGTAATCATCCTTCTCCCGATATTAGCGATGAAGATCATTGGATCACTATTGCGACAATCACCGCTGGTATTCCTGACACAGAACCATTTCGACAACATGCGTGGGATAAATTGCGCTATGTTGTAACCGCAGGTAATGATGTTGAAATCTATGTTTCAAGTGGTGTATCTGGCTAAACTTTAATTTTTTTTAAGAAAGCTCATCGATGTATGGGCTTTTTTTACATCTGAATAAGTCAAATTAAATAGCAATTGGAACTGAACAAAATCAGGAATTTTCTACATGCGAAATTAGGTTATCAATTTTCATAAACCTATTTGCAGGTGAAAAAATGTCAGTTTTATCTGATCCACAAAATGCACAATACCAGACGCAATTGTCCTCAACTGCTGAGTGTCAAAAATATTTCTACCAGAATGAAGATGCAGCTGGTTTTGATAGTGCAAATAATATGGTTGAAACTAGACCTAGTGCATTAAATAAAATTTTAGAAATCGTCGGCTTTGATAGTGCATCTGATATTGATAAAGCAATCAATGTTGGTTTATCTCAATATCAATACTGTCACGGTGGTGAATTACCTCATGCGTCAGTGTTAGCAACTGCTTTAGATGCAGGTTTAACTATTGCAAGCAAAATTAAACCTTTGGCTGATTCATTTCAAAAATTTGAAGATGGTTTTGATGATGTAAGTAATACTCATCAAGAATCTGTCAGTATCGTACCAGCAATAACAGTAGCAACTATTGCAACTTTAATTGCTTTCGCAACACCGATCATTGCGTATATTCCTAACAGTAATGGTTCAAATGAAGTGCCAATTGTTGCAGTTCGATTTACTACTGACCGTTCATTTGGTGCAATGAACAAAGGTGAATATTTAGATGGTGTGAATGCGTCTAAACCATACACAGAAGGGCGCTTCCGCTTTGTTCTTAACAATGGTGGTGCTGGTACCACATATACTGCAACTGCTCATACAAAGTATGCAGACTTTGCAGCTAAGACTGCTGACACAACTGCACCATTGTTGCCATTCATCGGTGGGAATATTTCGATTCGTATCAATGGCAAAGAAGTAGCGCATACCCGTAATCGTAGTAAATCGAAACTATCTGGTCAAATTTCAGCGATTGCTGAAAAATCTGCAAAAATTGCAGGTGTTGAATACAAAGTAACTGCAAGCACAATTAATTTAGACACAAGTGCAATTTCAGTAACTTTAGATCAAGCCTTACCAAATGGGGCGAAATTAGAAGTGTTCTTGGTTGCTGACTATGATGCACGAGATAACTCAAATAAATTTAAGCTTGATCCTGTTGGCGTAAGCATCGCTACAGATTATGAAACCTTGGTGAGCTCTCCAATTGTTACGCAAATTCGAGCTTCAAAACTATTGGTCAATCAGATTACCAATGAATTGAATGTTGGTTTTGTGGGAACAGCACTGTCATTGATGCAGGGCAAAATTTACCTTGAACAAACAGTACGTTTGTTAGGTGAAGGAAAAGAACGTGCTATCTACAATGAACGGGAATTTACTTTTGATGCTAGCCGTGGTGTCACAGGTAATTTAGCTGCTGCTTACAATACATCTGGTGACTTGTTCGGTGAGTTCATGAAGTATCTTGAAGCTGCCAAAATCGGCATTGTACAGGATACTGGCGGTGCATCAGTCGGCTTTGATTTGTACGTGGGTGATAATGCGAAAGTGTTTTTTGCTCAACTATCATCTGACAAAATGCCGACTAAAACAGGTGCAACTGCTGGACATGGTCAAATTGTTCGTATCGGCACATTAGCAGATGGAACCAACGTTTATCATATTCCAAGTTCTGCTGATGTTCTGGTTGAAGCAGATCAAGCATTTGAAATGTTATTGGTTGGACGTGGTAGTGAACCAGTACGAAATCCACTCGTTGGCTTTATTGAGATGCCATTAACGGTTAGTGAAGCCACACCTGATCCGCGAGAAAGCTTGCTTGGATTAATGGGTTCACAAGCTGCTGAACTCAATCCTATTGATCGTTATTCAGATCAGTTTGCTTTACTCAACGCGATCAACATGCCAAGACTCAAAAGTTAATTGAAGAAAATAAAAGGCGCTTAAATGCGCCTTTTTGTTACCTAATAATATTAATTGGTGAAGAAGATGACAGAAACAAATGATGTAGTGAAACCAAAACGTGGACCAAAACCTAAAAATGCTCAAATTGAATCAAAACAACAGGAACAAGGACAAGCGCCGTCAATTGATCCTGAAACTAAAAAAGACGACGAAACTATCGTTGTTGAAAAAATAGTTGAAAAAGACAATTCTGACGTTTCAGTTAAAAGCAGTGATGCAGATCAAAAAGGCGATGAAACTAGCAATTCTGATCTTGCCTTGAAAACAGCTGAAAATGGTACTGTGAAATCTGATCTTTCTTCATCTCAAGTTGAAATTGCTCAAGATGAATCAAAAGAACAACAACAAGCACAAACGCCGTCAATTGATCCTGAAACTAAAAATGACGACGAAACTATCGTTGTTGAAAAAGTAGCTGAATCTAATTCAAGCCAGATAAATGCATTGGTTATAGAAGTTAGAAATTTGGGGTTAAGAGCGATCTTTGAACCGATTTCAAAAACAACTATTGCACCAGGTCAAACCTTAAAAATTGAATGTTCAACACTTTCAGTTAAGCAATCTGTTCTCAATAACCTGAAACAGTTTATTGATTTAGGCAAAAATTTAGAGGTTGTACAGAATGACTGAGTATAACGGCACAAATCCTTTACTTGATGCTTTAGGTGATGAACATATTATTCGTGATGTCACATTTTTAAATAACGATCCATCAAAGATCATTGAACCTTTAACAGGCATTCATTTAGTCTACCTTCAGGAAATCACAATTCGTGTGATAGGTGATGCAGCTTTTGAGCAAATTAAAAATAACATTGATCAATTGAATAGCTTGAAAGGTGATGTTATTGAACTCGATTTTGAGTTAGTAGATGACGTTGTAGATCCTGAAGAATAACTTTTGAAAACTAAATTCAAAACTCTGCTAAATGCAGAGTTTTTTCATATTGGAACATAAGAGATTTTAAATAAACCACAAGTGCAAAATAACTAAAACGTTTAGCCAAAGGCAAACAAAGTGAACACAACAAAGATATTAGGTGAGGCGGTCGGGATTCAAAGCCAAGGCACCATCGACAAAACTGAAACACAAACGAATGAAGGGCTAACTTCAGCATTAATTATAGGTCGGTTTCTGCGCGGTCGAGTCGATAAGCCGATGACCATTCATCAAGGCAATATACGCGGTCAATTGGGTTATCAGCCAGACAACATCGATTATATCGCCGTCCAAGACTGCTTAGATACAGGCGTGCCCAGCGTCCAAGTGTTACGGGTTGGTCAAACCTTAGATTCTGAAGAAGCTGAACAGCCTCAATAATGGAGTAGCTATGACAAACTTAAAATTAGCCAGTAACGGGACATTGTCTACTGGTGGAAATGGAGCTGCTGTATTAAGCCTATTCTTGAGCACTTACAGTTTTTTAGAAAATACTGAACTTGAAGTTGCATTTTTCAGTAAGAAAAATATTCCGACAGTGTTGTCAGACATCAACCTTCGGTTACGAATTATTGATTCAACAACGGGTGATGAAGTAATTAAAATACAGGGCACAATCGATAATGATCCTGATAATTTAGCTTCAATTGTCGCTGTAGCTGATGCAACTGAGGAATTTGAGCAATTCGACTTACAATTTGATGATGCTTTAAGCTCAATTTTATTAAGTAGTGCTTACAATCCACCAAATAGTCTTGGTCGAAATAAAGAAGTTTTAGCATTATTTGATGAAATGCCTCCTCCTTTTGATGCAGATGCAACTTATACATTGATTGCCAATTTAGTTGATACGCCAAGTTATTTGGTTTTACCTTCAACTGATCAATTAAGTATTTATGTCGCGATATTGCGTGCAGCTGAAAAATTAAATATCCCTTTGGATATTGAAGTTGATTCTACTCTGACACCTGAACAAGTTGCCCAATTTGCTGAAAGCTTGGATGCTCAATCGCATCAAGTTCAACTGATATGGTCGCCTAACGTATGTCGTCCACGTGACGCAGTTTCACTACGGGGTCGTAAAGTACCTGCTACTTATATAGGTCAATACATTGGTGACAAACTGCTTCGCAATGCGCGTACAAATGCGCAAGGTTTTGCGCCCATTCACTATGCAGTAGCTTGGAAAGACTATCCGTTTAAGAAAAAAGCATTAGAACTTCGTCCAGATGTTGTACTCGATGAACCAACATTGGAAATACTTGCTCAAGCAAAAGTAAATGTAGTTCGTCCAATTAAATTTGAGCGAGTCCTATACGTGCTTAGTGATGTTCTTACACAACGTCAAAGTAAAAACAGTGCATTACGTTTAGTCAATGCAGCTGAAATTGCGATGCGCACTAAAAATGATGCTGTGAATATTCTTAAAAATCATATGTTGAAACCAACTGAAGATTATTTAGAAAAAGCCAGCAAAGAAATTGAGAAATACTTATCGACTGCTGCTACTTCAGGATGGTTAAAACCTGCTGAAGATTTGAATGGCAAGCCTTACGCATTCCGTTTGACTCCTGACAATGATTTCCCTTTTGAGAGAGTGCGATTGTATTTAGCACGCCGACCAGAAGGTGCAACTCGTTCCGTAGTCTTTGATGAAGATGTTTTAGTTAAATAAATAGGTGATGAAATGTTAGGTGCAAATAATCCGTTTAATCAAAAACCGCAAAAAAATGTATTGAGAGCATTTGATTCTGCTGCTGCAGAAATTAGTAGCAGTGTTAAAACACTGACAAGTTCAATAAGAGAAGAACTTTCATTTATCGAACATGTTCGAGAATTAGCTTTGAATATTGTTTCTGATCTTGTTGACGCGGTCACAGACAATACTTTAGATGAAGAAGAGTTGCCGACTGATCGACTTGATTTTCTAATTCTTGATGCGCTAGATGGTGCAGATGATGAAAATAGCACATTAGAAAATGCATTAGTTTCTTCTATTGATGATGCATTATCTAGCTTTGGAGTAGATGACTCAGTGATTGCTGAAATCTTTAGTGATAATGTTGAAGCTGCTGATGCTGCTATTGAAGCTGCTGCAAGCACAGTGATTGCCAATATGCCAGATGATGGTGATCCGTTAGATGAACTTGTACGAGAGTTTATCTATGGAGAACCCGATGAGGAAGAAGGTTTTGACTCGGTTGGGGGTAAGAAAAAGCTTTCACGCGGTCAGATGTCTACGAAATCAGTTGGTGGTCGTAAAGTACGTTATAAGGCGATTGCAGCAATCCGTAACGGTGTAAAAAAGATTGTGAATAAGCGTTTACCCGGTCAACGTATTCGTCTTTCAAGTGAACAAAAAGCTGGGCTTAAAAAGGCAAGTTTAAAATCGCGTTCAGCGAATTCATTGAGAAAACGTATGAAGTCTTTGCTCAAAGGTAAAAAGATTGGTTTGTATAAATAAAAGCATCCAGTTGACATTCTAATTAATCATACTAATATAAGTGTATTACAAAATAGTTTGTAATACACTTTGGTGCGTACTATGGTTATGAAAAAGCAAAATCGTCCATTAAGTTTACGAATTGACGATTCACAGCAACCTTATATCGATCTTTTAAACCGAGCAAGCTTGTCTACAAGTGAGGGTATTCGAATGTTAATTGAGCGTTCTTTAAATCAAATTAATCAAATTGATTTATCAAATTTTAATGTAAATATCGAATTTAATTGGAATAAAACTTCCAATAATTCATTTCCAGAAAATGTTGGGTGTTTGCGCGTTAATGTTACACCACCGCAAAATCTGAGTAATGAAGACTTACACAGAATCGTTTTTTTGATTCCTGAGTTTTTAAAAAGTAATGCCACCAATAGCAGTGAATATGAGCCGTTTCGTATAGATTCATATTATTTTCATAGAGCAACTAATGGAAGAGTTGGATTCGAAAGTACGAAAGTACGTAGAAATACACTGGGATTTAGATTAATTGATAACAAATGGAGAGCTGGAATTTTTTATTATGATTTCAATGAAATTGATTTAAAAGCTTTAGAAACTGAAATAACGCAACGCTTAAAAGAGCATATTGAATCATCGATTATTCTTTTTATGATTGGGCAATTATCTGTAGAAAGGGTTCTAAAGGATGATGAACTAAAAACTTTTAATTCGATTACATATAAACACAATATTGAAGCAAGTGATCTGTCTTTTGAATAAAATTTTAATGATGGTTTAGAATAAAATTTGCTAAACCATCGCCTTTTAATAATTCGGAACACTTTAATTTTTGAAATTATTTAGCATTCATAATTGATGTATCTATTAAGATTTGAGAATTATGATGCGTCAAGTCAATCCAATGCTTTTAAATCAAATGAAAGCTGACTCAATAGCTATTCAGCAACTTGGTTCACCGATATTGTCCTGTCAAGGTATGTTGGTTCCTCGTGGTTTGGAAGATTACCGTTTTTTAATTAAAAGCTGCCCACGCCCGATTATAAGCAATGAAGATCCAGCTGAAGTTCAATTCCCTGGTGGATTTACTGGGATTGTGGCTGGACCTCCAAAAACACATTACACAGGGAATTTACAACTCTTGGTCACTGAAGCTGGCCATGATCAACTTTTCGCTGAATATGTAGTAGCTAGTAAGGGAATAATTGATTGCGATTATTATGATGGGCATTTAAAAAGTTTTACACGAGCTTATGCGCTTGAAAACTGTGCTATTCGTTTTGAAATGGCTGAGTATGATACAGATAGTCGTTCGCAAGTCATGACTGTTTCTTGTCCTATCGATTTTAACTTTTTTGGTGGCTTCGCAAATATTGGTAGTAATGGCACTGTATTACCAGGTCTAAAACAAATTGAAGGGGTAGAAGATTTAATTAGCAGAGTTCAAAGTGTAGTGAATACTGCTCAAGCTGTTACTGGTTTAGCTGGGGCAGCTACAGGTCTTACTCGTCAAATTGGTTCGTTATTTGGGTAACTGCTATGCAATTGCTACCTGATGATGGCTCTCTTTATCCAAAGGTAATTGCTGGTTCAATAGAAGAACTAGCAATGATCTTTTATCAAAAACTACAAATGAAAGGCTATTCACTTCTAGCTGAAGACGTGACAAATGCTTTAATTGAAGAAACAAAGCGTTATGCTGGTTGTGCTACCTTGAGATGTCATCGTGGCTCTACAGCTGTAATCACGATTGATAAAAACATAGTTCTTGAAGGATTTGAATGGTTCATCATCGAATCTTGCTTTAGTGCAAACTGCGATTTAATCCAAGCTCAGCTTGTTGAAGCATCACGAAGTATGGGTGGTGATGGTTTTGGCATGTCAGTGAGTGAAGCTGAACAAGCATTTAATCAAGCCAAAGAGTTAATGCCTAAAAATGCATTTGTGGAACCTCCGTTTAGTTTTAAAACGTTAGGGGGGAATTGATGCGAATCGCGATATTGGCAACTAACAAACTTATCTCTGCATCTGAATTGATGATTGCAACATTGAGAACTGATCTAGTTCCTGTGCCTGTTAGTATCGAATTCGCGGTCAAATATACAAAAGAACTCAATGATCAATTGGTAGATGGCGCGGAAATTATCGTGAATGATATTCCATATCCATTCGAGATCGTTTATTCACATCCTGTTAAGTCTCAAACGATTAAAGATAATTCTCGAATTGGTGCGATTTCATGTATCGCAGTGTTTAAGGGTTGTAAAAATATTCTGGAGCAAGCTAAAAAGGCTGTAATTTTGGAGCAGACCTCTTTTAATGCTGTATATCGTGCATGTGGTGCCTCAAATATCCGCTTAGGTGATGATATTCCTTTACCTGAATTTATTTGTCTCAACGGTAGCTTGATTTCAGAACGTATAGCACTTTATTTACAACAAGAAGCTGCGGTGATTTGTTTTAAAGATAATAAGATTTGTGTTCTAAAACTGGATTCACTTTTTAAACAAGAAGCCGTACTTAAATTAGATCCTAGTGAAATCCAGTGGTTTAACAGTGATCAAATAGAGAAGTTTCAAAAATCCTCATACGTCTCAGTTGATCAAGATGGATCGACAGTAATTGGAGATGATACGACTACAAAAGGGCAATCTGTTATTCAGAAAGCTGGTCTTGACTCTCGACAATTGAAGAATCTAGAAAAAGTATTAATACCGCGTGGTGTCGTAAATCGATCAATGAGTTTACAAGTGAATGGCGGTGATCTAGTCGAAGTCGATAAAAAGAAATATGTCATTTTGACAGCAGCACATGAAGTAGAAACAGGTGCTATAGGTGGCAATGTCGGTTCAACAACAAAACTTTGGTTAGCAAGTTTATAGGTGGCGATGATGAATGGTTTCAAAAAAGCCAAAATCTTGAGTTACGATGCGCAAGGCAGAACTGCAAAGATTCATATACCAGGTCTTACAGATGGAGCTAGTAATGGATTAACAGCTACTTTTGCCTATCCCGTAGGTGATAGCGACAAAGATACTGAACGCGAAATCTTAGAGGGTGAGGATGTATATATCTTCTTTGAAAATAATGAACAATCGCGTCCTGTCATCGCCTTTTACAGTAGTCATAGCAAAGAAGCTGTAGTTGACATTCGCCGTATTAGACAAGAAAACATTGAAATATTGGCAAGAACAGAAATTACTATGGATGCACCAACTATCCATTTAAAAGGAAAAGTGATAATTGACGGGGATATTGTCCACACAGGTGATCAAACTACGACAGGGACTATTTCAGCGACTGATGATGTTATTGCAGCAGGTATTTCAGGTAAATCGCATCCTCATACTGGTGTTAGAGGCGGAACAGATAATAGTGGTCCGCCGTTACCATCTGGAACTTGATTGATATATCAAACTTATAACAAGCCAAAATAGTTGTAATTGTTAATCTTTGGCGAATATATGGCTGCTTCAGACATTTTATCCCTTTTGTTAGGACCAAGTGCGAATAGCATCCCTCAGCAATTGGTTGATGCTAACCAAGAAGTCATGGCGCAAATGTATGATTCAGTAGCTCCATTTTCACTTGGCACGCATACTACACCTGAAAATAAAAAAAGAACCCGTAAAGAGATTTTGACCAAGTGGGAGCAAATGCTAAAGTTTGCCCCCGTACCAGAAGGCATCGGTATACATGTCATGGCTGCGCTTGGGGGTGATACGCACAGTGGTCAACAAATTTTTATCACACCAACAGAGCGATTACGTGGAGAAATTGGAGCAACGGAAAAAGCCCAATTAGAAAAACTAAAAAAGCGAATTAAACCTGTAGAAACCATTATTAATAAATACATTACTAAATTATGTTCGGAAGGTATTTCCTTTGGGGATGCCTATGCCCGTGTATATGGCAAAAAGGGAGTAGGTGTTACTGACTTACTTAGTAATGAATATACCTATGCACCTCAAATACAGGCATTCGAGCAGGGCAGTAAGACAGTCGCTTACTTTGCTCTGAATCCAAAGAACTGGTCCAAAGTCATTACGAAATTAAATGCCACACAGATGGTACGGATGAAATTGCCACGGATTCAAAATGTACCGCAATTTGATCCAGTAGAAGCTAGTTTAATTTCTCAAATGCTGGAAGGTGACGATCCTGAAGAACTACCGATTTTACCAGCGCAAGTTGGTGGCTCTTTTTTGATTGCCATAGAGAAAACCTATGATGATGTCATTCTTGCCTTAACCACGATGAACAGTCAGCAAGTCGCTGATGCTGTTAATCAAATGTTTCTGACGCTGAACATGGCAGGTATGCCTCCAGCACAACGAGATGCTTATATCCGTGGTCTAGAGGGAATGCTCAAAGATCATGAGAAGTTCGTAAAAAATGCAATGGAAGGTGGTGAAGGTATTTGGAATACTAAATATCACGTATTACCGACTTGGGATGAAAAACAGATTCTTAATCCCGTTGGAGATATCAAAGGGCAACGTAATTCACCGGTTAATATTGAAACTTTTATGATTAATGTTCGCTTGCTAATGGGGGGAATTGGTCTTGACCCTTCAATGGTTGGGTGGGCTGATATGCTTTCTGGTGGAATTGGAGATGGGGCAGCCTTTCATACGTCAAGTCAGATTATGCGCCGTTCCATGTATATCAGACAATCAGCCGTTCAATTCGCCAATGATATTATGCACATCGATTGGGGCTATTGTTACAACGAACAATTTGAAGCAGGTGAGCTTGATTTTCCATGGCAAATTGAATTTTCTAGTACCCAGTCAGCAGCTGTGACTGAAGAAAATACCAATAAGCAAACTCAAATGAATACATCGCTGCTTAAAATCCAAGTCATTACCTCCCTTAAAGAATCGGAATTAAGCGAAGAAACCATGCAATATATATTAGAAAAAGATGCTGGTTTTAATTATGACGATTCATGTCGCATCGCTGCGGATATTGCGAAATCTCGTAAAAATGCTGGGAGTGAATAATAGATGGCTATGCACTTAAATATTTCCAAAGGTCGTAATACAAGTGGTGTATGGACTGGAATGCCAATTGATGAAGCTTTAACGCAATACCAGAAAATTTACAGTTGGGGGACGTTATCCTCATTACATTATGGTGTATGGCTTGAACCATTCGACGAGGAAGGGAAAATAGCAAAAGAGTCAATCGAGCTGATTGACTCTTACGATTTAACACATCATGAGGCAGGAAATTTCAATGCTTTTGAAAAAGGAGAAAAAGGATTTTTACCTGGAACTAAAATCGAAAGTATTCCATTGATGGACAACACAAAATTGCCTTGGCTTTGTCAGAGTTTAGATTTATCCGTTTTAGATGCTCAAACAGATAGCGTACAAATTGGTACATTCCAACTCAATCACATCACTGGAAATAGTTCGGGTGAAATATCAATTCCCTTCATTGAAACACGTAATGCATCAATTCTGAATAGTGCTTTGGCAATAAAAGCGATCATGTTTCCTGAAGGTGAGGATGGAGGGACACAAGCCTTACCAAATGATTATTTGATGCGGTTGACAATTTACATTTACGACAGACATAGTATTTCTACGCGAGTTTTTGAGATCAAGCATTTAGTAGCTTTGCAAACTGGAAGTATTCCACTAGACGCAACTAACAAAAATGGTGTTGGGATCGTTACTTTGAATTTTATTAAGATGTTCCCGATGTTGAAGTAATAACATAGTAAATAAACACAAATGTTTACAACTAAAGCTATTAATAATCATAATTGTAATTTATATTTTTAGGTAAGAGTTTTTATTATATAATTTTTTTTAAAAGGATAATTAAATGAAAGTAATAAATATAAATGAATTGTCTAATATTTTAGAGCATTCTGATGATTTTACTAAGGAGTTAAGTAAGTATGTAGATGTTGTATATACAGATGATGGTTTTGATTTTGTACCTAAGGGAAATTTGAAAGTAATTGATGATGATGGTACAGAAATATATAATTTTGAAAATTCACTAATGTTGAAGGACAGAAGAGGATTCGTTTTAAATACTAATTCTCAATGGACCTTGGCATCAAAAAGTATATTTAAAAATTCAGCATTTAAAGGAGTATTTAATCCTTTTAAAGATTTTATTATAGATATAGAAAGAAAAAATAGAATTAAAAAATTCTACTCAAAGAAAAAAAGCGGTAATTACAATAGGATAGTAATTTCATGTGGTGATTCTTGGCTACAGCATCCTTTAAATAAAGATATTATCGATGCATTGGAAGAATCCGATAATGATTATGCAATATACTGCATAGCACGTGCTGGAAAAGAGTTACGAGAAATAATTAACGAAAAAGAGTTTATTTCTCCTCTAAAAACTGAAAAAGCTAGTGCATTTATATTTAGTGCAGGAGGTAATGATATATTAGATGATGTATCCCTATTTGTTCATAATTTTGATGTAAATAAATCACCTAGAGAACATTTAAATCAAGACTATTTTAATAAACTTGATCAGTTGAAATATTGGTATAAAGAGGTTTTCTTGAGTGTCATTCAATACAGTAAATCAATCGATAAAATAATTGTACATAGTTATGATTATCCAATACCTGTAAGCCACAATGATGGGCGATCTGGAAATTGGATTGGAAAAAAGTTAGACGAAAAGCGTAATATTAAAGATAGATCTTTACAAAAGAAAATTATTACAGAGGTGATTAATGATATTTATGCAATATTGCATGAATTATCTACATCGAAAGAGTTTTTGGATAAAATAATTCTATTAGATTTTAGAGGGAAATTCACTAAAGCATCAGAATGGTTTGATGAAATTCACCCGAATAAGTCTAGTAATAAAATTCTGGCTAATATTATTGCAAATCAAATTTCTTAAAAATTAGTTTAGTGATGGAACTAGTCAGGTTTCTTAAACTTTCATAATGAAATAATTGCCTCAATCAGAAAAATATTGAGGCATTTTTTAAATGCGAAATATCGACATATTTACTTTATTACATGAACCACATACCAGTCGTTTAGTACAGGGATTTGATTCTGTAAATAGTGGTGCTTGTTCAATTGGATTGATCAAAGGGCAATATCGTCAGCTCAATGCGATTGTTGCAGAGTCTGCAACGGAAGAAGATCAGTGGCGTATTGTCAATTTAAAGGGTTCAATCAATAGCATTGCAGCGTTTGATTCAGTTGCCGTTTTAGGTGCAGTTGATAATGACCATGCAAGTGCATTAGCACAAATGCAGTTTGGACGTATGTTCGATGCCATTGAAAATGATGTAATTGAAACCAATACAAATGGTCTCTTACGCCATTTAGCCACATCACAATTTCATAAGAATATGCAACTTATTCATCGAGATCATTTAGTCGCATTGCAAGACATTCCATGTGCTGTATTACCAGGTTGGGACAGTATTGAACTTACAACACATGAAGGAAAAACAGCAAATCTGCTATTAGACATGCAACTTCATGATGACAATACAGAACTATTATCTAGTTTTGATGGTTTAGCCAATTTGCTTGAATCAATTGGAGCAGAACACCCTGATTTTGATTCAATCATTGTTGAGTATCAATATCTCGATAAATTAATGAATATGCTGCATACAGCCATGCAAACAGCGTCTAAAGGCGGTGTAAAGGTTCTAAATGTAGATCGTAGTGAAAAGCCATTTCGACACAAAAAAGTGCTGAATGTCGCCGTTTCATATGATTTTGAAGATGGGCAATCCATTACGATTCTATTCCATAATCCTGATCGTGACGCAAAACGGATTTCGCCACAAGACACTTTATTGTCGTGGAAGATTCTCATGAATAAGCGTGATGTAACAGGCGTGATTCAGCCAAACCAAGGTGAGGGTATTGCATTACCTGTACTTGCTGGGCGTGTTGTTAAATTGATTAATCAGAACAGCGCACGGTTTAAACGTACTCAGGCTAAGAAAGCCGAAAGTGCGCAAACTTTAGCTGATACCGAACAACGTATTGCAGATAAGCAAAATCAAAAGACGGCATTATCTTCAGAAATTCAGGGGCTACTTGATCAAATTGATGGATTAAATAAGCAAAATAATGGTCAAGCTCCAAATGTTGATACTGGTGCGGTGGATAATGCTGCACAATCTGTAAATACAAAAGCTGTGACCAAAGCTGAAGCTCGTCAAATTTATGATGTTTTAAGTACAAGTCACCGTTGGTTGACTGGTGGTACCACTGAAGAATTCTATAACCAGAATTATCCTACTGGAATAGATGAAGCGCTTATAGATGCAAAAAACCTTCTTGAACGTCCATTTGGAAAAGTTGCTTTGGCAAATGGATTAAAAGATTCAATTGAACGAATGATTGCAACTGTAGAAAATACAATTGAACGCTGGAATAAAGGTTTAAGTGAAGATTCATCAAAAGCCAAAACCTATCCGCCTATTGAGGACTTAGGTGATGGTTATTACAAAGCCTTCAAAAATGATAAAAAACTTGATGATTGGACAGCCCATATCAATACATATGGCGAATGGCAAGTATCAGCAAATAATGCTTCATCTCGTGCTTGGAACAATGGCTATGGGGCACCTCGATTCTTTAAAACACTTGATGAAATGATTGCTAAGTATCCAGCATTTGCTGCATTACCTGCAATGTTACCAACAGAGGATAATGCAAACGATAATAGCAATAATGATGATGCAGAATATTTGAATAAAGTCATTAAAGGTGAGGTTGATTTCTCAAATGCAAGTGAAGTTGAAACTCAACTAGAAACTATTGGTGGGCGTTTAACGTCTGAAACAAATGATTTATTTGAACAAGCTGTTTCAGCTTATTCGATGTATCAAGTAAACCAAGCTGCATCGGTCAATTAAGGAAAAGCTTTAAATGAATGGCTTAGAGAAGTTAAAACTTACGAAAGAATTACGTACTTTACTTGAGCAGATCCCGAATCTAAAAGGAATGGAGAAACTTCAAAGCGCTAAGCGATTACGTGAACTGCTTGAGTTGCTTGGTGGAAAGTCTAATGAGGCCGTGAATAAGCTGTTTCAGTCTATCATTGACGGTGATGTCAAAGTTTCTGTTGAGCTACTACAAAATGTTCGTAGTGAAGCCGAGAAAAACTTAGATGACCCACTATTACTTGAGGCGGTAAATGTCTTGATAGCTCAAGTTAATGAGATAGTTGGAACTGAGCAAGCTTAGACAAGCAATAAGCTTTCAAAATAGTCCTTAAATGGGCTATTTTTTTGAGTTTTATCTATGAAGAAGATCGATAATATTTCCAAATATACGGATGTTTTGGCTGCTATTGATTCAATGGTTACAGCATTAGGCAATCAAGTCATTGTTGAGTGGGATGGTGAACAGGAGAGTAAAATATATCAGGAATATTTAGATAATCTTGATCAATATGATGGTAAATCAATTACAGCATCAAAGGCTTATTTTAATGAGCATTTAAATGGAAAGTTGATTAAAACCAAAATTGGTTTAGTTCGTATTAACTCTAAATCTCGTGGAAAAATTCATGACCGTATGCGAGATGCAAAGTATCTTGCATTACCTTATATTCCAGAAGTTTTGATGACGGGTGATGTAAGTGATTTAGTACCGCTAAATAAAGATCGTGATGATAGTGCGGTAGGTTACTATGTATTTAATAAATTAAAGGAATTGGAAAATTACAGTCTGAATATTACATTAAAAGTGGCTTTGGATTCTGATGGGAATTTATTGTATTACTTAGGAGCAGCAAAAGAAAAAGCCAACTTACGGACTGTCTCACAGGTCATTAACCCCACAGGCTCTAAAGCTGGCTTTGATTCTATTGAATCATATGATGATGATGAAATCAATCTATATGTACAAGTTTTAGACAAAAACGGTAATGTACTGGCAGAGGATGATGCTGAAAAATTAATATGGGGAGATAGTCCAAAAGCTGCATCTTTAATTCTTAAAGGCAGATTAAACAACGTCAAAACAGCTAAAGGCACTAAGGTATCAACAGTATTTGCAGTATTGGAAGTTGATAAGGTTATTGCCTCACATACTGCAACTGGCAGCGAAAATCCTAATTATCCTCAAGAACTACAACCACGAGATCGTAGTCGAGAGTCTTCTCAAGCGTGGGTGCAAAAAACTTCAAATACTTTAGATCCAGAAAGCTTGGGACGTTCAGGTCGTGCAGATACGGGTGCGCCTATTGTCGGTGATGATTTGGTAGTTGAGTCTGGTAATGGCCGTACTATGGCAATCCAGCTTGCATATGAGCGCGGAAATGCTGATGAGTACAAAGAATGGTTGATTGATGAAGCAGAATATTTTGGCTTTAGTGCGGATCAAATCAACCAATTTAAACAGCCTATCCTTGTGCGTATTCGTACCTCTGAAATTGATCGTATTCAATTCACAGTAGAAGCCAATCAAGATGATAAGTTGTCCTTTAGTGCTACTGAACGAGCAAAAACAGATGCAAGACGATTAGATGAGAACCTATTGTCACTGTTTACACCTGGTGAAGATGGCGACCTAATCACTGCAAGTAATCAGAAGTTTATCCAAGGATTTTTAAAGTCTTTAGGTGAAACGGAAGCAGCTCAATATATCGGGACAGATGGAAAGCCAACACAAGCATTAGTCACACGTATGAAAGCTGCAATATTCAGCAAAGCTTATAATGATGACCGACTTCTTGAAATGATGGCAGACCAAACAAAACCAGACTTGCAAAATATGCTAAATGCACTGGGAGCAGCTGCTCCAAAATTTATTGAAGCGCAATCTGTCAGCCGTGGTGACGTGCAGGATGTATCAAGTTCTATCGTTGATGGTATTGAGCAAGCACTTGATAAGCGAGTGACAAATGCAATTATTGATGCAGCGAATACGATCTTGGCAGCAAAGCAAAATGATCAAGATATTGTTGAATTTGTAAAACAACAGGGGTTATTTGGTGATCTAGGCGAAGGCGTGCCAGAGCTTGCAGTATTCTTATCTAAGAATAGTCGCAGCGCCAAAAAGATGAGTTTGCTATTCAAAGCAATGGCAGAGTTTGCAGAAAAAGAAGCGATTGATGGGAAAAACATGGGGCTTTTTGGTGAACCTGAACCTGTCAACATCAAAGATGCAATCAATTACGCCGTGAAAGTGATTGAGGATAATTATGGTGATAATGCCAATCTGAGCATGTTTGATTCTATTGATTCACTTACGACAATAGATGAAAAAGCACATGATGCAGCTACATCACCTCATAATGATTTAGACTTTCCAACAGCAGAACAAAAGCAAACTGGTGAATACCCAAAAGGGCAATTATCAATTGGTGATTTACAGATTGCAATTGAGAATCCAGCAGGTTCAACGCGCTCTGGTGTTGACCCCAATGGAAATGATTGGGAAATCAAACTTTGTCATCATTATGGATACATAGAGAATACTACTGGTGCCGATGGTGACGAAATTGATGTATTTGTTAAGAATCATCTAGAGCATGTACCAGAGTTCGCTTATATCATCAATCAGCTAAATTTAGATGGTACTTTTGACGAACAGAAAGTGATTTTAGGAGCTGAGACAGAAGAAGAAGCCAAAGCGATCTATATGTCTAATTATTCTGAGAGGTGGCAGGGTTTTGGCGGAATCAAAAAGATTTCAATGAAGGAACTACTTACTAAGATTCAGCATACGTGGTCTGAGTTTGATTCTTGGGTAATGGATGGAAATTATGAGCATATTCCAGTTGATAAAATCAATATGGAAAATGCCCCTAAGATTCATGAAAGTAATATTAGTAAAGAAGATCCAATTGTAGTAATAGAAAAGAATGGGACATACTTTCTTGTTGCTGGCTTAGAACGCATTGCGTTTGCAAAACAAAGAAGTGAAAAACTCATTCCAGCGATCATTTTTGATGATAAAGAAGTGAAAACATCAATTATTCAAAAAGCTATTAAAAAAGCAGGTTCAAGCGTGGACCCTGTTGCATTGGCTGCGCTTATTGTTGATGAATTAGATAAAAGTGTATTGAAAGAATTCGATGATATTTCAAATACAGTATTAGACTTCCTACATAGATTTGAGTGATCAAAAAATATTGTAGCAATCTTCATTATGTTTTAGATCAACATTGGGGGGATTTCTCCCATGTTGATCTAAAACATACTTATTATAGCTAAATATTATTTAAAATATTGAATTGAAACAATATGTTCTGATATATTCTTGATGTATGTAAATAGGTTAAATTTTTTATGAAATTAATGTCGAGAAAACAAAGGAAATATTTTAAAAATATTCGCCATTATCGTTTCTTAGCTATTCAAAAGCCAAATAAACAAAAAAGAAGAGAAAGAGATGTATCAAAAGCTAGAAAAAAAAGAAATAAGCTGAAACTAGCTTCTGAACGTATTAATATTTATTTAAAAATGCCTACAAATGTAACGATTATCACGAGAAAAATACGTGGTGAGTTGATTAAAATTACAAGAAGGTTTAGAGAGTTTTATCATCGTACTAATATTTGCCTGAATTTAGATTTTTCAGATACCAAGAAGATGTTTGCTGATGGCACTCTATACTTCTTAGCAGAACTTGACTCATTAATTATTCTGAATAAAGACATTACTTTTAAAATCACATTTTCTAATGAAAAAATTGTAAATCAAGTTCTTGAACAAACAGGAATTCTTAAACTATTAAATAAAAAAATGAAATTTGATGATGAAGAGTTTGACGATACTGTGAAGTATTGGAATTATGCTTCTGGACACAATTCTGAAATTGATTCAGCAGATTCTATGTTAGATGATTTCGATCAAATTCTTGCTTCTACAACGAGTCGAGATGTATTTACTGTATTAACTGAAGCTTTAACTAATTGTCATCAACATGCTTATATTGAAAAACGTTTTCCAACTGCTCCAAAATCAATAAAAAAATGGTGGCTCTTTTCTGAGATTAGAGAAGATAAGTTAACAGTATGTGTATGTGATTTAGGGGTGGGGATTCCTAACTCTTTAAAAGTTGACTCACCAGACGTACAGCAAAATTGGTTTCAGGTACTCAAAGATTTCTTAGCTAAACATAAAGTTAAGAATGATTTTGATGGAGCAGCAATCAAGGCAGCTATTGAAATTTCTAATACAAGGACCAATTTACCAAATAGAGGTAAAGGGCTTAATCAGATCATCAACAAAGTTAATACAATTAGTGACGAAAAGGTGTCTGTGGCAATTTACAGCAATAAAGGTTCCTATATAATTAATAGAGGACTTGTGACAGACTTGGAAAAAACAGGTATTGTTGACGGAATTTCTATTCCGTACAAGGAATCTATTGAAGGTACGTTAATTGTTTGGAGTATACCTTTAGATAAGCAACCAAATAACCAAGATTTGGTGGTGTCAGATGAGTAAAAATGTAATGAAAATCAATGTAGCATCAGATTTCTCGAAGAATCCGTCTGGGCGTTATATTTTAGATGGTAAAACATCTGGCGAAGCATTTTTAAAAAATGTTTTGTTACCTGCCGTGAAAACGCATGATTTTGTCGAAATAAATTTTGATGGTGTACGTGGATATGGTTCATCCTTTCTAGAAGAGGCGTTCGGTGGTTTTATTCGTGAAACCAAGATGTCTGTTGCAGATTTTTTTAAGAAAATTAAAATTATTTCTCAAGACCCTTTTTTATTAATCGAAATTAAGGAATATCTTGAGGATGAGTCTAAAAGGATATTGTCTGCTTAATGGCTCCTTGGATTAAAGACTCTATATTACCTTTTCTACCTTCACTACTCACTATCTTAGGGTGGTGGATAGTTGGTAGAAGGGATGGTATTGGTAAGAAAAAAGAAGCCCATAATCGAAGAGTAAACTTAGCTATTGAGCAGTCTCAAAAAATTTATGAATCTGCAAAAAAATTCTATCTTTTATCTGGTTCAGCTCCAGAAGCTTCTGCGTTAGAAGATATGTTAAATTGCGACTTTAGAAGACTGAGCACGATCCTTGGTCTTGTAAACAAAAGCTTAATTTCTGAAAATCAAAAGCAATCGATAGGTAATTCATTCATCGAATATAAAAAAGTAGTTACTGGTGGGCAATTTGGTACAAGATCTAGAAATGCATACCCCTTGAACCATCTGCTTTTTGTAGAAATAGATAATACTTATAATGATTTTTTTCTAGAACTTGAAAAAATTATGCAGATTTAGTGATTATCATTGGAACTCAGAAATAGTTCACTTTTAAAATATTTAAAATAGCTCTATTAACCTAGGGCTATTTTCATTTCATGGCAGACTTATCAAGAGCTCAGGCAGCAAATGCAGATCAAACAACTCAACCGATGGATTATAGCTCTGATCCATTTTGGGGTTATGTTTCCAAACATAAATTCGCTGAATTTAATCTGTGTACTATGGGCCGTAATCCTGATAACAACGAGCCATTTTTTTCATATGATACTTCTCAACCAACCATTCGAGCATTTCTAACAGACGGTGATATTAGTTTTGAAAGTCAGTGGCAAACGCCGTTTGAGAACTCTAATCCTGAATTGAAAATGCCAATGATGATGGCTGCTCTACAAACTGGGCAAGCTTTGGCTTCAGGTGGTGCTGCTGGTACAGCGATTCGTAACAATTTTGGTGATGCAACAGCTGATCTGATTAGCAAAGGATTTCAACCATTAGCTGAATTTGCAAAAGGTGTTGAAGGAAAAACTAATCTTAATAAAGTCAACACAACTCAAGTCTTTCTTTCTACAGCTTCAGTTCATCTTAACTTAAGTGTTTTCTTTATCGCATTAAAAGATGCACGAGCAGAGGTGGAGAATAAGTTGATGTATCTACAGTCTTGGTCATTACCAACAAAATTATCTCAAGGGACTGTTCTGACAGATTTAATTTCAGAGGGTGGAGACGGTTTATTTTCAGGGCTAATTCCTCCCTACATCACTGTCACCACACACGGCAAAACTTATATCCCTTTTATTCTTCAAAGTGTTTCAGCACCTATTGTCACACCTATTGATAAAGATGGTAATCGACTCAGCCTAACTGTGAATTTAAGTCTCATTAGTCGAACAGCTTGGGATGCTCAAGATGTTCGTAATTTATATACAGTCAAATAAAGGACAGAAAATGCTAAATTTTGATCCTATTCCTATTGGTGAAAATACTTATCAATTAAATGAAGTCACATTCAATGAAGCGTTAAAAGTCGCAGCAATTGATCATAAATTAAATGAAAAGCGGATAACCTCATTTTTAGGTCATGCTTTGGGTAATTTTCAATTGCCATTAACAATGTCTGCTCAAGAACGTTATTTCCTAATGATCAAGTATGTTCAAAACCAAACAAATACGTTGTTTTCGACCGATACAGATTTATCAAATTGCTTTAAAGAGCAAGTGGGTTGGAAATCTGAAGTTTCCGATGTCGGTGTAACTGTGCGTCAAGTGAATGGTAAGGAGACTGAATATTTAGAAGAACACTGTATGAATGCAGCAGAATGGATTGCCTGTTTACTCGCATTTCAGATTAAGTATGAAAATCATGAGCAATTGGGACAACTCCCAGACCGTAATGCAATTGATCAAGTTTATAAACAACAATTTACGCAACGGTTAAGCTACTTAAAAGCTCTGCCACAAAGTGAGTTTAATCTGATCTATCTTGATTACTTAAAGCTAAATAGCCAGCTTTTCACTCATATTGATTTAAGTGTGAACAACGAAGGTTTCGTAGTGCAAAGAGGTGCAGATGACGCGCCAATTCGATTTCGAGCCTCTACCTGTTTTATTGGAATCATCAAAGAGCTGGACAAGTCATTTACTTAGTACAGCTCAAAATCTATCGACTCATTGCAAGATGTCTTTATTCGATGCATTACGTTTACCTGTGAGCTTTGAAGCGGATTATTACGCTTCAGATGCTTGGGATGAGCGAAAGAAAGAAATTGAAAATGAAGTTCAAAGACAAAATGCTTTGTTCAAACTTGGTAATGAAGTCATTAAAAGTATCAATAACTTAGGTGCGAGAAGATGAATACAACAAAGATATTAGGTGAGGCAGTCGGGATTCAAAGCCAAGGCACCGTGGACAAAACCGAAACACCAACAAATGAAGGGCTAACTTCAGCATTAATTATAGGTCGATTTATGCGCGGTCGAGTGGATAAGCCGATGACAATTCATCAAGGTAACATTCGAGGTCAATTGGGCTATCAGCCAGACAACTTCGATTATATCGCCGTGCAAGATTGTTTAGATACTGGTGTGCCTAGTGTTCAGGTGTTAAGAGTTGGTCCTGAAAGTAATAGTCCGTTAATTAGCTGTGCTGGCGCAACAAGTATGATTAATTTCCCCTCAATACGAGGTAATTGGAGATTTTATATTGATGATTTTGAAAGTTTTGTATTGAGTGGCTTAGCTAATGATTTTACATATTATTTGAATACTGAGATGTCTGGCAAATTGACGGGTGACTTTGACGGATTTTTTTGGATCGAAAATTTAGAAATGCAACCTCACAGATTCAAAATGGTTCCCTTAGATGGTGAAGTTGTACCAGATTTTACAGCCCCAACTGATAATCCAACTTTTATTGCTCACGAAGATGGTAGTTTAACCTTCTGTTTATCAGCAAGTTTAAATATTCAAGAGTGTAATCCAACTGTATTAACTATCCCAGATTTTGTAATACCTGATGTTATGGCAGTTTACACCTATTCATACCGTATCAATGGTGGTGAAATCATAACGACTACAGAAAATGCTGGTGGTGCGCCTTCTCAAACTGTATTCACAAATATTATGGCTTACTACGGCTTATTTAGTGAATTAGTAACGAATGACATAGGTCAAAAGGCATTTAGAGCTAAATATGGCGAACCGATTAGAGGCGGTTCTATAACTGATCCTAATTTTATTCAAACTCAATCTAATACAATTGAATTTCTATTAACTGAAAATGCTGAACATGATCTTATTGAAACTATTTTTGGTCATTCAATTACCCTTCATTCATGCGCAATAGTCAATTGGGTTTAATGTTCTATTTCTATCAGATTGAGAACTAAGTTAATCAAATATTCAATCTAACCGTCTATTAAGGCGGTTTTTTTGTTATTGGAACACAGCCTAATTGTCTCAATCATTTCCGACAAAATAAGACTAAATATTTATAGGTAAACACAAAATGGCTGAACCAGTAAGCAGTGGGGTCGGTGCAGCAGCGTTAGTAAAGTTATACGGTTTGATCACCATTTTGGCTGTAGCTGCTTTTCTTTCGTATTTGATTGTTGTAATGACTCGTGAGCCTCGATCCCGAAAAGAATGGGTCATTTCATTAGTCACGACTTTAGTTGGAAGCATTGCAGGTGGTTCACTTGTTGTTCAGCGATTTGGGCTACATGACTGGTCATCAAACTGGTTCGGCATGTGTGCACTGGGTGGAATCATCTTTTCATGTGGATTGCCATTTTGGGCAATTGTGCGCTGGACTTTTAACTACATTAATTCGCATGAAGGTTCAACGATTATTGATGTTTTCAAAGAAGTTAAAAAAGAAGTAAAAGGGGGTAATGAAGAATGAGTATCGATCAATCTCAACAAATAGCACAAGCATTTTCATGGCTTCGCGCAATGTCAGGCGGAAAACTTACTCAAGATCAAGTTGAGGCAGGTGATGCGGTTATTGCAGTAAATGGCCTTACAACATTTGCAAAACTAATTGGTTTTACACTAGATGCTCGAATTAATAATGGGAAATTTGATATTTCAGAGAATGGATATCAATTAATACGCGAATTTGAAGGGTTTCGAGCTCAAGCTTATCTAGATACCGGTGGGGTTTGGACCATTGGATACGGAACAATTAAATATCCAAATGGTGTACGAGTTAAAAAGGGTGATACATGTACACAAGGTCAAGCAGAGGTTTGGCTCAAAAATGATTGTGCCTGGGTTGATGCTTGTCTTGATAAATATGTTAAAGCAACTATTAATCAAAACCAATTCGATGCTTTAGCCTCTTTTGTATATAACGTTGGAGAATCTGCATTTATAAAAAGTACGATGCTTACCTTTATCAATAAAGGTGAACTTCAGAATTCAGCAACACAATTTGATCGTTGGATTTTTGATAATGGGAAAAAAATAGATGGTTTAGCTAACCGTCGTGCTAAAGAGAAGGCTTTATTTCTAAAAAAGTAATTCATCATTGCAAACGCTCTTTATCATCACTGATTCTGAGCGTTTTTGTTCTTTGTGTTATACCTGGTTGCACAGCTCACACGATCAATAGCAATGTTCATGTTGGGGTTTGTGTTAGAGCTCTTTAATGAGTGCTCTCAACTTTTGAGAAAATATATGCACATAAGTTGAGTAATATTTTTTAATTGTGCAAATATATTCTCAAAATATGCTTGTGTACATATAAAAGCCCTCTAAAGAGGGCTTTATTCTAATTCAATTTGGTTGTCGTCTTTGGTGACTTTAATTTTTAACTTCTTGTATTTCCGCTTATTTGGATCTAAAGCAGAATTGGTAACTTCTTTATGAAATTTAGAATCATTCATTAAAGTGGTATAGGCTTTATACCCCAATATAATCCTACTAGGCTGGTAACCATTCCTTTTTACATAATAATCAATCATTGAATTTAATTCGCTTAGGAGGTTATCTTCGCTCATCTCAAGAAATTCCTACTGATAGAAAATTTTTAAGTAATATATATTATGTGGTTAGTTATATCTATCTGAAATAAAATATATTTTAAATACATTTATTGTAATAAAAACTTAACATTTACTCACTATATTGAAGTTACAATAATAAAAATAGTATAAGAATTAAACAATGTCTTGAAATTCTCCAAAGACCTCTAATTGATTAATTTTGGAGGTCTTTTTAATTAGGAGTAGTTGGTATGCAAAATAGATTAAGAAGACTAAATAATTTCAATGGAAAAAATCAGCGAATCAAAAGTCTGGTAATAAATTACAAATACTTCTTAGCTGAACGTAACTTAGAAAATTGTGAACTCAGCAGAATGATATTTGTAGAAAATTACATCAATGCTTTAAAATTTAATATTTATGACGATGATTCAAAAATGAAACTATCCAAGGAAATTGAAAAATTTTATCCTCAATCAGTAGAATTGACTAGTGATGAGGATTTAAGTATTCAAGCAATTTAATTTCAAACTACTTATTTACTTATCTGAGGATTAACAAGGACAAGTCAAAAAATGAATTCAACTAATGAGTTTTTGGTCGGAATTTATGCATATCAGATTTGGGAGCAGCTGTGAAATCATTAGCAGAAAACTCATGCATAAATTCAGCAACATCTTGATATTCACAGCTTAGCCAACTGTTTCTTCTATCTTGTGAAATAACTACAACAGAACGTTTTTCTTCGTCTGGCGCATGAAACTGATTCATGAGTGGATGTGATTCTGAATTAATTGTTAGCATACTCATAGAGAGGATTTGTTCACCATTAATTGTTGCGTATTCATAGATACCAGCAACGGTGAAAGGCATTCCATCACAACGATATATTCCATACCAGTGTGGTTTTCCATCAATATATTTGGGCTCAAATATGGTTTCCACTGGTATTAAACAGAATTGATTATTCTTCCATGCATGCCTAAAATTTGGTTTCGTTGCAACGGTTTCAGATATTGCGTTATGAGTATCTTTTACTTTGTCTAAAGTATCAGCCCAATTCGGGACTAAGCCGAATCGTGCAGACCGCCATTCAATGCTTTCATTTTTTGCAATAATTATTGGGCTATTGTAGGCAGGATAAATTTCATTCTTATAATCAAATGTGGGCTCAGACAGATCTAGTAATTGAGCGCGATTCTTGAAGATTGGTTCGTAATTAGCGCACATGGTGTTCTCCTTATTTCAAAACACTATGGACTCAATTTCATTTTATTAGGGTGTGCTTTTGTAATTTTAGATAAAGATCAACTGCACGAATATAACAATAGAACAATAAGATATTGAAATAGTGATCTTATTAATCCTATTCTCAAATATCAAAGTACATACAGTACCCAATAATAAAAATGTTAGACTGAATCTTTAGAAGAGTATAAAGAAATGAATATTTTTATTTCTGGTGCTTTAGATGGTCAAATACTACCAATAGAAAAATACGAATCTGATATTTTTAAAGTTTCAAATATTGATACCTTAGAATCGATTGAATATGTTCGTAATGTATTTGAAAAGCATCATCTTACACATATTTTTTGGATACCTGAAAGTCTCGATAGAAAATATGTATATGAGAGAATTTCAGCTTATTTAATTGATAAATAATGAAGTTCTTTATAAAGTCATAATAAAAAACCATAGCTACGAAATAAATGTGCTAAGGTTTTTTATTTTATTCAATTAAATAATTTTATTACAAAATAAACGCTGTGAGCAAAGTAAAAAATTATGATATGGTTAAGAATCAAATAGAGTGGTGATAATTTTGAAATTGTGTATAGGTGGCGATCTAGATGGAATGAAAATTGATTTAAATAAAAAAAGATTTAATGCTGGTGAGATTGAAGCAGGTAAGTCTTCACAATATTATAAACAAATTTATGTTAAAAACGATAAAATTTATAGTTTTTGGATTTGTGAGGATTCTGATATTCTTGAAATTAGTAAGCGTATCGAACAAATCCTTTCAAATCCGCAATAGGATAAAATTTTAAATATTAATATAATAGTTTTTTAAATTTTAAGAACAGATAATTTTGTTAAAAAAGAGCCCTATAGTTTCCTATAGGGCTCTTTTTAAATGAAAAAATTTAATTTCAGCTTGGCTTGCTGGTATTGTGATCTGGTTGCACACCTTTATCTTTTTGATCTGCATCAGGCACAGGTGTAACGTCTGGATTAGGTTTGGTTGGAGTGCTTACTTCTGTATGCTCATTAGATTGTACTTCATTAGCAGCTTCATTATCTTTAGTTGCTTTTTTTGAAAAATCTTTAAAATCAGACATTTTAATCTTCTTACCTTTGTTGTTGAGAGCCCATAGTACACTTATAGACCAGATACACTAAGGTTGTTGTAAGATAGCTATGTTGAAATTTGTGCTAAAAATTATGAATATATCGATGAAATATTTCACCAGAAAAATCAGTTATATATTACTCCTTGAGTCATATCATTTAATATCTTAAATAGGCTAAATTTAATTCAAGTCCTTCTACAGAAAGAGCACATATTTAATTATTTAGACCCAATAATTTTGTTTTATGTGTTAAGGTGCATTTTTAAAAGATCAAGTGAATAATAAATGAATATTTTTATTGGCGGTCCTTTCGACGGGCAGCATTTTCAAAATGAAAATTATACAGGAAATGAATTTAAGGTTAGTGATTTGAACTCATACATTTCAACTGTATATCAAAGAAATGAAATTGAAAAAAATGGATTGAAATATACTTTTTGGATTCCAGAGATTGCAGAAAAGGAATATGCTTTTTCAAGGATTTCCGATATTTTATGGAATAAATGAAAAATTAATATAGCTAGAAAGCTATTAGTCTCTGTTTTAATGTGTCTTAATCTATACGATGAAATCAAGGTTTAAATGATGAATATTATTCCAAATGGTACACAAGTAATTCACCATTCGAAAGATGGTGGAGAAAATTACTACAAGGAGTTAAATGGAAAACTAATGCTCTGGGCAAAGGAGAAATGGCAGATATCATGTATACCTGAAATTGAAATGATGAAAAAACATGGTTTTAAACTTACTTTTATAAATTAAATCGGTTTTACATTAACTTTTTGACATTTTAGAAGTAATTCTCATAAAAACAATGTTTAAATTTTACTAGTAGATCCTTAGCTTCATCTGAAATTACATCAAGATGCAGTTGTTCATTATTTAGAAAATAATCAAAATTTAGCATGAAATCATTTCTATGTACTAAAAATGAAAAAATATCATTTTTGAAATCAATCATATATGATTCAGACTCTAACCAAAAATGTAGGTGTTGTTTTATGTTAACACCTTTCATTATTTTAAACTCTAAGTAATTATGTTCGTTTAAAATACTTAATAAAATTATATAGAAATTTTTATTGTAATTTCCATCAACTTGATTTTTATAGTGGTTGGATTTGAAATTATCACTGAAGCAATTTAAAACACAAATAATTAAGATGTGCATTTTTAATGTTTGGTGCTCTTTAGGTAACATTGATTTTCCTTAAATCTATAATTATTCTTAAATATAAAATTAATTTATAAAGTATTAAAAAGATACAATTATAAAATTAAAATTGTAAAATCATAAATATAATAGTCATATGTTTCTGTCAGTTTTAATTTAAGTTGTTATTTTTGATATTTAATTTTATTCTAAATATTACAATTTATATTTTTAATGGAAACAATAAACGCTCATGATGATGAAACTATATTTTTAATGATAAAAGGATTGTTTTTTATGAAAAATGGTATTTATTCATTAACTTTTCAAAGTGATGGAAAAGGTTTTGGAAGTGGAATTCTAGTCATTGAAGATGATTTCGCTAATGGTGGTGACGATACATACACTTACAATGGGGTGATCGAGGAAGATCGGCTCATTCTCAGTTTGAAAAAACATAATATGGATGTACATTCTTTCTTTGGTAATTTTAGTCTAATAAAGTTAAATCTAAATTTTATTGAGAGTAATCATAGTTATATATTGAAAGGTAATGTTGAGAATTTACAGTCTATTCAACTGATAGTTCAATCAAAATTTATTGGTGAACTAAATAAATTATAGAAATTAATTTATTTAACTCTTTGTTAAGTATTATTTTATCAAAGAATATCGAATATTTTTTAATAAAAACTCAATTTATTGGGTTTTTATAATTTAAAGGCATTAATAATATTAAATTCTAAAGATAGTTGTTTAATGTTATTTAGCGTATACTTGAGTAAGTTTAATAGAGTAGAACTTATGGAAAATTGTCTAACCTTAGCTGAAAGACTATATTTATCATTTTATGATAAGAAAAAATTCTCGGCGGTAGCTACTGATTGGCTAAACTCATTAGTAAAAGAAATTAAGAAAGAAATAGTTGGAACTGATTTGGAAATTTTTTTTAGTAATATCTATTTTAAACAGGGGTTTAAGAATGATATTAATGATAATTTATCAAAATTAGATATAAGTTTAATTCCTAATTATGAATGCGAATATGAATTTATTTTGTGGTTGGCTTGCTTTATAGAGAAAATAACAATTAGTAGTAAACATACGCCACCTCCTATTAAGGCTTATATTCCTGATGAATATACATATTCATACAAGTTAAATAAGAATTTTAAAAGTCATAACTAAAGGTTTTTTGTTTTATTTTTTTTGAGTGTGAATTTTATTAATTACAAAAATATTGAAATTAATTTAAAGTATATTAATTCATTAAATTTATATTTATTAGTATTTTAAATTTAAGTCTAATAATTAATTTAATATATTTACAACTGGATACATATTATAGGTATCTATGTCAAGATTATAGGCCTATGGTGAGTTGGTGTTAGATAATTATCTGCACATCATTATAAAGGAGAGACACTCATGTCTCAGAATCAAGATAATTCAAAACAACAGCCGAATCAGCAAAACCCATCTCCTGGGCAGCAACAGCAGTCTGAACCACCAAAAAAATCACCTGAGCAATCTGATTCTCAACAACCCAGTACAAAACAACCTAAAGAAAGTAATGAGCAACATAAATAATCGCTCTTATTTTTATGATTGTTTTGCTGTAGGTAATTGATACTAAGGCACAAAGAGTAATCTGAAAAATACTCTTTGTGTCTCTTATATTTTGTTTTGATTATTTTTAAAGTGAGTGAATTGATTTTATGTTTTTATGAAGAGTATCTAATTATGATCTGGGTTTTTATTATTGTTGTCATATGGGTTATATATATAATTTTTGAAAAGAAATTAAAAAAAATTAAAATAAATAATAGAATCCATGAATTGCCAGAATCGAGTTTAAGAGTTGTAGGTAAAATATTCTATGAAGAGGGTGAAGAATATGAACATGAGGTCATTGTTGTTCTTTACCAGAATGAACTGAAAACAGTTATTGGTATCGAAAGTGAAAAATTTATAAAAGTTCAGAAGAATGCAATTATTGCTCAAGAGGCTACTGGTGAAGTTGGTGTTTATATAGATGTTATGAGAGTTGGTTATTTAAATGCAGATAGTGCTATCGAATTTTGCAATTTCATTAAATCAAAAGGATTTTCTAAGCGCGATGCATTTGAAGTTGAAGCAATTGTTATGGGAAATCCCAAAGGCGATAAGTGGTTTGTGAAACTTAATATGCCATGTGAAATGCAAAAATTTAGATATAAAATTTATTAAATAAAATTATTTGAGTTTCATTTTCAATTGTCCTCCTTATGATTAAGCTTTTTTTGAATCATCTATGTTGAATAAATTTATCGAATTAAGCAGATCACATACCGAAATTGTGATATGAGGTTTTATGGGTTAGACACAGTTCAAATTATCAAACTTTGTGTAACTATGTCTTTGGATTCTGGGTTTTATTAGTCTTTCCAACTATCAACTATATCAGCCCAGTCTTGAAGCATTTCTCTACGATTATCTAAGTATTTGGCATGGTTATAAGATGCCCTAGTCTTGTTGTCATCAGCATGAGCCAATTGTTTTTCAATCCAATTTTCATCATAACCTTTTTCATTTAATAAAGTAGAAGCTGTCGCTCTGAAATCATGTGCAGAAACATTATCAAGACCAATATACTTGAAGGCCTTATTTAAAGTTGAGCCTGACAACATTCCAGAGTTACTTTTGTTCTTATAGATCGTGGGAAATACTAAATCGCCGCCTCCTGAAATTTCAAACTGCTCTTTTAAAAGTTTGAAAAGTTGATCTGACATTGGGACTAAGTGAATTCTGTTTTTCTTAGTGGTTCTAGTTTGTCCTGTACGTTTGGATGCAATAGGAAAAGTTATCAACTTTGCATCAAAATCTACAAAAGACCACTGCATTCGTCTTACTTCGACTCCACGTAACATAGAGTACATCAAAACTAGAATGGCATTTTTTACCGTAGTGGTACCAACATAGTTATCTAGCTTTACTCTTAAAAGCTTGGTTTCATGGAGTTCAAGTGGTCTAGCATGTTCGATTTCAGGACAATCAATAGCACCTCTGACTGCGAAAGTAGGATCGTAATCAGCACGAAGGGTAACTATTGCATATCTAATAACAGCACCAATGAATTTTCGATTATTAGTCGCAGTAAATTCACCTGTACCATGATTATCTTGGCTTTGAACTCTCTTGATGGTGTTTTGCATTATTTGCAAAATATCAGCAGATGTAATTTTGGTAATCTCTTTATCACCAATTACTTTGTAAGCGTCACGTTCTAGTGATTCTTTAAATTGATTTTGATACTTTTCAGAACGATCTTTGAGTCTTTTTTCAATATATTCTTCAGCAATAGTTCTGAAGGTATTTTTAGAAGCTATCTCTTTAGCTTTTATTTCCTTTCTTTTCTGCTCAACTGGATTAATTCCCTTAGCTAGTTTTTCTTTAGCATCATCTTTTAATCTTCGTGCATCAGATAACGAAACAGCAGGGTATTCTCCAAAACTAATTGATCCCTCTTTACCTTCATAAATAAATTTGAGTCGCCAAATTTTCTTCCCACTGGGACGAACCTCTATATATAAACGCTCACCATCGAGTACACGATATAGTTTTTCTTTTGGCTTTAATGATTTTACTCTGGTATCAGAAAGCAT